ATGGCCCAGAACGAACACGACACACGCTCACTTGACCGTCTCCTAGAGACGGTGCATCCCGACCTCAAGGCCCAGCTCCTGCCGCTCAGGCGCGGCATGCGTGCTGCCGGTAACGGCGTGCCTCACATCCGCAACACAATGTACTCCCTCATTCAGTTCGACCTGTGGCTGCCCCACCACGACATCAGCATCGCCACCCGAGCTGACATCGAGAACTGGCTGGGCGAGTGCATGGACAAGTACAGCGTGCCCACGGTGACCCGTCACCGTGCTGGGCTACGCATCTACTACAAGCGACTGAAAGACCTTGGCCTGCGAGCGGACACGCCGATGGACGGCGTGCGGCTGGCAGAGGCACCGGAGTCCGACAAGGACATCGTGCCACTCGCGGACATCCAGCGAGTCTTGGCCGGTGAGGACAAGGCGAAGCGCTACGGGCCAGCAGCCATCCTCTCTACGCTGCTGGACACGGGCATGCGCTCTAGCGAGCTTTGCTCCACGTTACTGACCAACGTGGACTTCGATGAGCAGACCGTCTTCATACCAGCGATGAACTCCAAGACCAAGAAGGACAGGCTGGTCGGCTACACCGACCAGACCGCCGACAGGCTGGACAGGTGGGTCGCCCTACGTAAGGACAAGAGCAGCCCATGGCTGTTCACGGGCCAGCCCGACAACGGCAGGGCCATGCCCTACACGCGGAGCGGCTTGCTCCAGCTCGTCAAGAGGGTCTTTAAACGCTACGGGCTTGAGGGGATAGGCACACACGACCTGCGGCATACGTGGACAACGCACAGCCTGAACCACCCTGATGCCCGTGAGACAGATATCATGGCACAGGGCGGCTGGAGTTCAACGAGAATGCTCGGGGTGTACGGGCGCAAAGGGAAAGAGCAGCGAGCCGCGCGGGCTAACCGCACGACTTCACCGTTGGCCCAACTCCAGTAGACTAAGAGACCGTGGGGCTATAGCTCAGTTGGGAGAGCACCTGCATGGCATGCAGGGGGTCGTCGGTTCGAGTCCGTCTAGCTCCACCACCTACCCAGTGCGGATGAACGGAGAGACAAGTGAACGACAAGCAAAAGGAACTCCTCTTGAAGGAGTTCAGGGCCATGGCTTTTGACCGCTACACGTTCAACGTGGAGCGTGAGACCATCCAGCCGGGGTTGACGTTCTCCGCCGAGGCTATGGATGAGGTGACGGAGCTGCTCCGCATCTTCGTCGGCGCTCGCGTCCTCCATCGATGGGACACATCGAAAGAGCCTCCAACCGCACTGTCGATTACAGTGGAGGTCGAGGCTCGGTAGATAGCCGTAGCAGGGTAGCGCAGACGGCTAGAGCGCATCGCTCATAGCTCCACCACTTCATCGCGGCACCCATCTCAATGATGCCTCATCCCAGTCGAGCGTCACGCCTTGGCCCCAGATAGGTGAGGCATACGTTGACACGGTAGTATAGCCGCTGTATGGCAGGTTCGTCGGCAACGACGGGCTATTGGCAAAGGGATACGAGTAGCCACTGTACTGAACTGGTAGCGAGATTGGCGTTCTGCTTGTATCAGGCCACGCTGGCCTCTGCTTCTTCGGAGCTACGTGAGCGTAGCTGTCGATAGGCTTGATGGTGAGACCGGCCAGCTTCTTCTCAGCAATCTCCTGAGCCATCTTCTGGCAGACCGCGTGGTGCCACGCGAGCGTCATGCGCCAAGCGTCACAGCCGTTGCCGCCAGCGGCGTCACGCAGGTTGATGTCGTCCATGTAGGGGTCTTCCATCCACTGCGTGTCGTGATAGGTCTTGCCGTTGCTCCAACCGAAGGTGTGGTCACAGCCAGCAGTAAGTAGCTCGCGCTTCAGGCGCGATTCACGTCCTGCCTCCGTGCGAGGCGACAGCGCTGAGTCATCCTCGTAGGTGATGCCACGCATCATCGCTTCCCTGCCGAACATCGCCTGCGGACTTAGAAGGCGCTCCCTGATAATCCTGTCTGCCTGCTCGTGCATCATCGCCATAGAGAACTCTTTGTGAGCCTGCTTGCCAGCCCACTGATTGGCGTTAGTGACCGCCTGCTGTAGCAGTTGCTCAACCCAGTCGTATGCTTCGGCGGTTGTCATTCACCGCCACCTGTGGGGTCATCTGCCTTCTTGCGCGCTTCCTCGCCGTGCAGTGGGCAGTCCCAGTTCATGACGAACTGGCCGGGCATGCCCATGTAGCCGCGACCATAGCCGTTGTCTATCACTGGGCACTCACAGCCAGCGTCGAGCGCCTCGTTGCTGCCGGGCTTAGGTGGTGTGGTCACGACTTCACCACAATCTCTGCCGGATTGATGCTGCCGTCTTCCTCGAAGACGAGCCTCAACACAGGGAGTAGTGCACGAAGCGTCGGGCTTTCCGCACCACCGTTGGCGATTGTCCACCGTGTAACGAGCTGTTCGAAGGCGGCTCGTGGCGTGCCGCCAGCACCGAACAGGTCGGCAACGACCTGTTCGTCAGCGACGTAGTAGGCCAGCCAGATGCCTTCGTCGTAGTCGAAGTGGCACCACCAGTGCGTGCGCTCGATGCCGCCCTTCTCGTGGTACACGTCATCGTATCCCCCTATCTCTGTTCCTGCCGGGAATGGCTTTGTCATAGCGTGAACATGTCCTCTTCTTTGGCTGGCTCAGGGAACTCGAAGTAGAGCTTCCCGTCTTTTGCTTCATCGCTCTTGCAGCCGGTGCTTACCCAGCCCCAGAGCTGCCCTGCCTTCTTGGCAGACTCACCGTTTGGATGACGCTTGTCGTAGCTCGCACGCGAACGTGTGCCGATACATCTAAACGCGTGCTCAATTTTGCAGGAGGGGCACTGCGTGAACAGTACCCCTCCCGGCTTGATGGACTTAGCTGCCAACGGCAGGGTTGGCTGGCTCTTCAGCCGGGAGCCCGGTCTTCTCGCGGATGTACTTGTCAGCCGCGAGTATGGCAGTAGTAAGGCCACCAGCGAACACAAGGAAGGGCGTGCCTTCGAGTGCAATCGGTGTCTGGGCAATGATGCTGGTGACGAGCGCGCTGGCTGTCAGCGCAGCGACAGTGCGGAGTGCGCGGATAAGTGCGCCCTTTGTGGGGTAGTTCATGAGCCGTACTTCTCTTTCAGATAGTTCATGGAAACTTCCATGATGTCGTAGTTGCCACCGGCAACCTCGTGCTTGACAATCAAGCCCCGCCATTCGCCGCTTGCCTGCGGCCCTCGGTAGGTCTCGTTGTGCTGGTAGAAGGAGCCGACGACCAAGCCGCGCTGGGTCTGTCCATTGCCAAGCTCGCGGCTCCCGATACGCTTGCCCTGCTGGTGCCCCATTGTGAACGTGTAGCCGATATTTCTGAGCATGTTGTCCACGCTTCCGGCATAGGCACGTCCGGTGTTGGGGTGGTAGAAGTAGTGACAGTACGCCACGCCATCGATGGTGACCGGGGTCAGGTAGTCGATAACTTCCCAGCCCAATTCTTTGTCGATGAAGTCCTCGAACCCGATGACACCTTCGAGCTTCGGGTCGGCGTTGACGGCACGCGTGATGCGGTCTTCGTGGTTGCCGCGAAGCAATACCTTGCGCTTCGGCTTCCAGCCCCCCAGTCCGAACTCGAACCGAAGCAAGCCGTCGTTGCCTGCGACAATGTCGTCCTTGTAGCGCTTGCCCTCGAAGTACTTGCTGCCCGGCTTCTCATAGGACGAAAGGCTGGGCATGTCCCAGTGGTCACCGAGATGAACGATGACATCGGGCTTGCGCTCCGCCGCGTACCGGCCAGCCCAGTACATGTGCTCAAGGTCAACACCGGGCTTGCACTGGGTGTCGGGGATGATGAGGTGGCTGACGGGGGTCGCCGTCACCGGCTGCCCAATATGCTTGGCAGCGTTCTCGAAGACGCGCCCCCACGCCTCGGACTTGGCGGTCTGAGATGCGACCTTGGCCGCGTCTTCTGCCTTCATGGCTTCAACCTGAGCGTTGTACCACCGGGCGTTCTCTCCGTGCTTGACCTTGGCATCAGACGCCATACGGCGCACTGAGTGAGGGTTCACCCCGTAGTAGTCAGCGATGTGCTTGGTGGGCAAGCCAGCCGCGTAGTCAACGAGGATGGAGTCGAGGTGCGTGTTGTTCAATCCCATAGTGAGATTGTAACTCTCACATGCAGGCTAAACTAGAGCCTTCGTCAGTGCGTCACGCACGGCCTTCACACACTCCCCGGAGTGGTCAATGGCATTGATGGTCGCGTCCTGTAGCCACGGCTTATAAGGGAAGTCCATGCCGATGTCCGGCCTGTCCCCGAACGCGCCTTCCACGTTCTCGAAGGCGTCCTTCAGGAAGAGCGGGAGCCAGCGGCTCATCGCGTCGGTGAAGAGGTTGTCGAATTGTTCCTGCGTGAGTGCCATGTCTGTCTCCGTGCCAAGGTTCTTGGCGTAGTTGAGGTCAACCGATTGCCCGGCGACCGTTGTTGTTCCGTTGTACTGCTCAATGGCCGAGTGTTCCCAGCCGCCGTAGTTAATGCCGTCTTCATCTGGGTCGCCGTCGTAGTAGCTGTTCCAGAGGGGAAGGTGGCTGAAGCCGGTGTAGCCGGGGAGGTAGCTCCTCCACCACCAGCCACCGCTGTACATGCCGGTGACGAGATTGAGCGCGTAGCACGCGTCTTCGCACTGCTGCAAGAAGCGCGTCCTGCCACTGGGCGACATAGCCTGACACGCCGGGTCTACGTCCTCGGCGTCGAGCCACCACATCCTGATGGGCAGCCCCTTTAAAGCGTCTACGCCTTGGCGTACCTGCACAGAAGCTTCGCCAGCAAAGTAAAGGTAGATGTACGCATCCGCCGTTCCGCCACGCGTGGCGTTCACCTCGAACCACATCGCCGCCTGCTGCCGTGCCCAGAGGCCAGCGCCACCGGGGTTCCCGGTGCCGACGATGATGTGCCTGATGCCGAGAGCCCACATCTCTTCCGCTTCAGACCGTGTGAGTTCGCCACCCCACCTCGACATGTCAACGCAGTTGAGAGACGGGAAGCCTGCTCCGAGCCCTGCCATTACTTCATCAACCCGAGGAGGGCGAGCGCCAGCCCCGGAGGGAGCGCTCCTATGAGCGCCCACACGGCTCGCTGGCCTGCGCTGTAGCCAGAGCTGGTATCGCTCTTGGTCTTGAGTAGGTCAACTTCTTTCCAGAGTTCGCCGAACTTCACGTCTGCCTCCCGCTTGTAGTCCTTGTGTTGGTCGATGTAGATGTCCAGCTTGGTTTCAATCTTCGCAATTGCTACGAGCACTGGTGTGATGGAATCGTCGGTCATGGTGTCTGCCTTGTTCTTGATTGTTTACGGGTTGTAGTAAGGGATGTAGCGGAGGTTGCCGCCGACGTACCACGGGATGCGCCCTGCGTAGGTGCCAAGCGCAGTAGCGTCAGCATCCGGCGACGTGAACGCGCCGTTTGACGTGACCGAGAACTGTACCTGCGATGCGTTGTCCAGTACCTGAAACGAGTTAGACCCGGCCGCGTCGTTGAGGTTGATGGACAGGACAGTGCCTGTGCATTGGATCGAGTTGGTTTGGTTGCCTATGTTTGTTGAGTAGCCGGGGAAGAACTTTCCGTAGGCCGAGACGCCCAGTGAGTCACAGACGACACTCCCGCCGTTACCCCCGCGACCATACAGGGTGGCATCTTTCCCAGAAGGGGCCCCGAAGAAAATCCCAGTGGAAGTGGCCCAAATAGACCCTACATCGACGCCGCCCACCTTCCACTTGATGCTGTCTCCGAACGACCCCGCGCTAACAAGCGTGATGCCAGTGCTGTCCCAAAAACTGCCGTCAGCGTCGATAATCTTCCCACCAGCCCCGAGTGTAATTGTTCCAGAGACAGTAAGCGCACCCAAGTTCATCGTGCCGCCAGAGTTACCGAGTGTGCCAGAAATGGAAGCGCCATTAACTGTGCCAGCAGCCGAAAATGTAAGCGCGCCAGTAGTTATCGAAGAAGCGGAGAAGTTCGACACAGTGATACTTGCACAGTTCAGTGTGCCCGACGTGATACTAGCAGCACTAAGCGTGCCAGCGAAGGTTCCCGTCGCAGCACTCAGTGAACCTGCGAATGTACCAGAGGCAGCAGACAGTGCGCCACTGAAGGTGCCGCCACCGTTGACGCTGAGTGCAGCGCCACCGGCTGCGCTTGCAGCCGCGTAGGGGATACCCGCCGTCGTCGGGTTACTGATGGTCACACTGCCCTTGATGGTCAGTGTCGTGCCGTCCCACGTCAGGCCAGACGTACTGCCCGCGTTGCCAATCCTGAACTTCGGCGTGCCACTGTCGTTGCCCAGCCAGAAGCCATCGTGGGCCACGTCCGCGAAGGTGGTCATACCCTCTTTGATGTTGCCGCCTGTACCGATGGTGATGCCCGACGTGACACTCATGGCTCCGGTCACGGTCAGGGCACCAGTGTTGGCCGAGACAGCCGCCAGCTCGCTCACGTCAATCATGGATGACGTGATGCTCTTCGCCTTTAACAGTGCAGGGGAGATAGTCCCCGGCCCGAGCGCGCTCCTCTGGGGGAACGCGCCGTCGAGGAAGTCGTTCTTGAAGTCGATGAGTTCCTGAAGAATCCTGTCCATTGTTTTAGGCTCCCGAGTCCGCTCTGTCGAAGACCACGCTGGCTTCCATCTCTGCACCGCCAGCCACGACACCGGGCCGCTCATGCCGCGTCGGCCTGTACTTGAGTGTGCTCATCGAGACGTAGAAGCTGTTGCCCAAGAAGTCCTCGTAGAGCATCTGGCCCTCTTCGCTGCGCATGTTTTCGAGCTGCGTCTTGATGACAGGAGCTTTAAACGCAGACGGCTTGCCAGCGTTGTTCTCAACGTGGTCAGCCACGCGGATGCCAGCCCCGATGGTCGGAAGATACTTGAACCGCACACGCTGATGATGGTCGAACACGCGCAGTACGGGCGTGCTCGCGCCGGTACTGGTCAGCCGCCAGCGCAGCACGATGCTGCGCGACGACACGTTGGCGTAGTCGAGCTTGGACAAAAGCACACCTGAGCCACCGGAGCCGGTGTCTCCCAGCGCAGTGAACGTCGCGCCGTTATCAAGGGAGTACGCGACCGCGACCTTGAAGGACGCACCTGTCGTGCCTTCGGTCTGGAACGCCACCCAGAGGTGCCTCTTGCTCAGGCCGGGGAAGGCGGCGCGCGTGATGGAGGTGTATAGGTCGCCAGTCGTTGCGAAGCTTGTGCCGGTAGACTCATTGAAGTCGGCGGGAATCTCCATGATGTACGTGCTGGTGACACTGGAGATGGTCGTGCCCCAGTAGAGGCGTGTGCCCACGCCGTTCGGCGCTGCGGTGAGGCCGTAGTAGGTGCGACTGTTAGCGATGTATGTGTTGTCTTCCCATAGGCACTCGAACGCATATCGAGCCCCGGAGAGCTTGGTGCCCCGGAGAAGAACCACAGAGGCCACGGTGCGGAGGGTGGGGACACGTACCTGAGCAAGTACATAGACATACTGGTTGTCTGCTCCCAGTCCAAGGATGGACTGCACTGAGAACCCTGACTGCTTGGAGAGCTTCAGAGCCGGGTTGGCACCGGTGCCGGGGTCATAGGCGTAGACCTCGGGGCCGACCGAGTAGTAGAGGAGGTCGCCACCAGAGGTGACGAACTTGAAGTTCTCTGGGCTGGGCTTGTCCTTCCACTGCCAGAACGTCTCGGTGACGTTCTGCTGGGAATCGATGGCGTAGCCCGCGCTCTGTTTAAAGGCGTAGAGGTAGTCGTTTGCGGCGAAGAGCTTCGTAAACGGGTAGGTACTGTCGCCCACCTCGGGGGCCGTGATGCTACCCACTGTTGCCGTGATGGGGCCAGCAGCGCCGTCAGTGGTCTGGTCAACCGTGTAGAAAATCTTCTGGGTATCCACTGCCGTGAAGAGCGTGCCACGCACGGGCACGGCAAACTTCGGCCTGCCGAGTGCATCCGAGTACGGAGAGTGGTCACGCTTCGTCGGTGACCACGTCGCGCCTGCCGTCACGTCAGCCTGCGTCCAGAAGTCCACCACGTTGGCGGCGACCTCGGTCGGCGTGCATATCACACCGATGCCATTGAAGACACAGAAGTCCGTGATTGGCTTCGCGTTCGGCTCAGTCCAGACCAGCACCCATGCCGTGGTACTGTCCGTGGTGATGCGCCTGTAGAGGTAGACGCTCGACCAGCAGAAGTCGTAGCGCGTCAGCGTGGCGTAGTTATAGTAGGTGTAGAACCCGACGATGGCCGTGCCTGCCGAGCTGGGCAGTGCTAGTGGCGTCAGCGCCGGTGGCGCAAGGTACGCGTGGCCGTCGATGTGTGTGACCACGCCTGAGCCCCACCAATAGCCAGAGCCGTTCTTGTAGTCGTACTCAAGCTGGCCGAGACCGGCAGTCCAGTCGCCCTGAGCGAATGGTGTGTCCTTCTCGACCTCGAACTCCTGATGAGACTGGAACTCATCAGAGCCGTCACGCCCACCGTAGAGCCGTGGCCCGCCGACCTCATCAATGGTGAGCTGCTTGGACTGCCCCTCTGGCGAGACCAGCATGAAGCCGTACGTGCCCGCATTGGCACCAGAAGCGATGGTGACCTGAACGTCCCAAGGGAATGCCGCCACTTAGCGTGCGCCCCGGCCCCAGCGTGCTGGCTGCTGCCACATCCGCCGAGCTGGCCGTCCCGAGGAGAACGTGCCCTTGTAGTTCTCGAACATGCTCATATAGAACTTGGCCTGCTTCTCGTAGAACTCCCTGTCGGTCGAGGCAGCACGCGCAGGCATGCGCGCGTAGAGGTACTGAGCGGCCATGAAGATGATGAGTTCGACCTGTGGGTCGAGCACCTCGACGCTGTCGCTGTCGTTGTAGAGCTGACTGAGCATCCCTGTGCCGCGAATCCTGATGCGGCGCACCGGCAGTGTCACCGGCGTGGTCGTGGTTGTAGCCGCCACGTAGGGGAGCTGGCGCTTGAACTCGATGGTGTGCTGGAGGCCATCTTTGATAGGCTCGAAGGCGACCTCGCGCCACGGCTGGCCCAGCCTGTCCGGGTACGTGGCCCGGTCTGCCGACTCCATCTCCACCTTGTCCACGGCTTTGATGTCGTTGGGCACGGCATAGCTGAAGATGTCTTCAGCGCTCAGGAAGCCCGTGTTGACGATGCTCTTGGAGAGCCTCGGGTAGCACGCTGCGATTGCCCAGTTGATAGCCTCGCGGTACTCGCCCGGTGTCCAGCGCTGTGTGACCTCGAAGGCCACGCCGCTGCCGACAGACGTGATAGCCGGGAAGAGCGTGAACACGCCACCAGCCTTGACGAATGCAGTGACCTCGGTCACCTCACCCAGTGCTGTGGAGTTGAAGTACTGGCCGACGAAGTAGCTGGTCGGGTTCTTGTAGATGTCAATCTGGTTGCAGTTAGCCGTGACGGTGTTCCCGGCAGAGGTCGTAGTCCCAGAGACAAGGTCGTTCGTCAGCTTGCCCAGCTTCTGACGAAGCGTGGCAAGTGTCGTGCCGCCACCGAAGTGGAACGGGGACGCGTCATTTAAAGCTGAGTAGGTGCTGCCGTTGTACGCACGAATCTTGCCCCACTGCCCGGCGTTGCCAGCAGCGTAGGAGAACGTAAAGCTGTAGACGGCTGTGCTGAGCGAGAGCGCCAGCGTAGTCGGAGACGAAGCCACGGCACTGTTGGCGTACACGCCGTCAGGAGTGTTGGACACCCAGAGCGTGACACTCGTGTAGCCCTGAGCTACGAGGTCTGTGACTTGAAGTTGGTCGATTGGGACGCGAACTGTGACTGACACTAAGAAGCACTACCTGCATTCATTCTATCACGAATGACGCTTCCTACGATTGGCTTCGACGGCGTTACCGTCGCACCTTGAGTGCGCGTAAACGTCGCTGACCCAGCCACCGGACGTGTGGATGTCGCGCTAGCACCGCGTGTCATAGTGAACGTCACAGCACCACCGTGCAGGATTGCACGGAGATAGAGGATGGCGAGTTCGGTAATCTGCGCCGTGCTCATGCCTGAAGCATTTAAAGCGAGGAATGTCGGTGACGCGACCCTAATGGAGGTGGTGGCGATACCGCTCGCGCTCACCGTGAGCAAGCTCGGTGCGCCGACTATTGCTGACGCAAGCCCCACGCCTGCCACACTGGACGGCACAAGGAACGCACGCGCTGGAGCCGTGAGCGTGGCTGCTGCCGTTGCCACACCGGTTGCGCTGATGGTCAGGAAGCCAAGCGCAGGAGACCAGACCACAACTGATGCCGTGGCTGTGCCATCAGCATTGAGCGTCAAGAGCGCTGGAGAGCGCACCGAGACTGAAGCTGTCGAGATGCCAGCGGCTGCGTTGGGAACAAGGAAGCCAGCCGTGCTCACCGCGAGAGCACCGGTGGCTACACCACCAGATGCCAGCGAGAGCAGTGCTGGGGCATTCACGCCAAGCGTAGCCGTGGCTGAGCCAGCCACGCCTTGCAGGGTGAGGATGCCGCCGACAGCGGTAACCGTGGCGGTAGCAGTCGCCACGCCTGCGGCAGTCATCGAGAGCAGGGCACGAGCGATGACAGTCGCGGCTGCCGTGGAAAGCCCGGCAGCCGTCATGTTGAGTAGGGCTGGTGACCTCACGAGAGCACTTGCTGTCGCCGCGCCAGCGGGCGCACTGAGCGTGAGGAAGCCCTGAGACCGCACAAGCGCTGCTGCCGTGGCTACGCCAGCCGCTGTACCGGGAACAACAAGTGCTTTACTTGCGACGACAGCGGTTGCTGTCGCCACTCCTGCCGACACGCCAAACACAAGCGATGCTGGTGCTCTACCGGGTCGCCAAGTGTTCCGCCTGCTCGGGAAGCCACGTCCTGCGCGTGCCATCTGGCCTTACCAGTTCGCCGCGCGCATAGCGGCCACAACTGAACGCCTACGGACGAACATCCCCGACAGGGTGTACGTGGCCGTAAAACTCGTGTCCGTCCAGTTGGCCGCACCGTCGCGCGTCCTCACATAGCGAGTGTTCGCGCCGCTCGCCAGCCCAGCATCGTTGAATGTCGCTGTGGTAACCGGTGTGCCGCTTGTGCAGGTACCGCTCGTGAGCAGCGTCCCGCCGCCACTCGCAGCCGTGCGAATCTCGTAGCCCATCTCTGACGCGCCAGTTGAAGCCGCGTCGTTCGGGGTGAAGGTGACTGAGTAATCCTTGGTAGCCACTTAGACCACCGGGCTCGGCGTCGTGCTGATGGTGGTTGACGCGGTAGGCGCGGTGTCGTCGCGCAGCAACGTAAACGATACATCGGAGCCCCACACTGGCGTTGCATTCGCGCAACGCACGTAGAGTGTCTGGGTACCGTCAACGAGACCTGATGCGTTGTAGGCTATCGTCTTTGCATTTGCACCACTTGCAGCGGCACCGGATGCAACGAGCGTACCGCCGCCGCTTGGCGCGGTACGCACCTCATATTGTGTGACATCTGCGCCTCCGGTAAAGTTCGCAGTCCATGGCGTGTTATTCACGCTTGTGCGCGTGAAACTACCATAGCTGACAGAAACCCCGGATACACCATTGAGTAGTGGTTTGAGAGCAACAGACCAAGCGCCTACCGGGCCAGAAGTAGAGCCCCATGTCTTTGTGCCAGTTGCTCCAGTGGAGGGAAGGGCTAACTCGGCGATATAGGTCTGTGAAACAACCGACCTTTTGGTCATGCCGGATGGCGTGGTAGCAGACGTGACATTTGTGTCTGCATATGCGCACACCATCAGCGTATTGACTACGGTGGTGGTAAGTGACGGAGCAATCGCGCTAGCGTCCGTGCCGTCTGCGGAAACATTTATCGGACTACTTGGGTTGCATCCGCTGTAAGTGACGGTATCTACGTAGTTCCCGGTGCTCCATGTATACGACGGCGCAGATGCCCCTCTCACAATGTACCAAAAACTAGCCCACCACACGAACGTGTGCGTGGTGCCAACCTGCGTCCAGCCTGCTGGCCCGGTAGGCGCAGAGGCGATGGACATGATGCAGGCAACCACAACGTCGCCCTCTACGGTTCCGGCAGGCTCTGCGCCGATGTTGGAAGAACGGGAATCGGCACTCCGAAATGCAATCGCCATCTAGTTAGACCTTCGCGGGATAACGCATCCCGACGAGCGCTGTCGTAAGCGGTGCAATGTCCGCGTCGCCAGCCGTGGCCTTATCGATGTCCAGCTTGAAGTGGTCAAGCAACTGCTGCCGTAGCGCGAGCCGACGTACGACAGGGGCCTGCACTGGGTCGAAGTCGATTCCGAGGTTGCCCGTTGAAACGACAGTGATAGTCGCAGGCTCAGTCGCGTCGTCACGTAGCTCGTAGGCGACGTTCATCAGCCCCGGACTCATCCGTGTGACTGCGGTTATCTGGCAGTAGTAGGCCACCTTTAAACCTCGACCAGCATGTAGGCGATGGCATTCACCGCCGCAGCAGCCTTCACACGGATGCGCGCAAAGTCGCCGGGCTTCAGGTAGGGGCGTGTGCCCAGTGGGAACTGGAGCACATAGTTCGCAGCCGGGTCGATGAGCTGGCAGTCGAACATGCGGACTGCCGTGATAGTGCCCTCTGCACTGGCTGTGTAGCCCGTGGTGGCAGTTCCTACCTGAATCAGGTTGGTGGTAGGGTCGCCGCCCTGCACCGCCGCCTCGTCAAACTTGGTGATGCCAGCAAGAACATGAGCGGTCACAGTTGCGGCCACGTCTGTTGCCAGCAGCTCGCACTCGATGCCAGCAGCCATCGCTGCACCATCGAAGGAGATGCCCCACTCAACGATGTGGATGCCAAGCGTGGCGCTCGGCACCACCTGAAGTAGCGTCTTGATGCCAGTGCCTGTGGTGACTGCGACCTGCGATGCCGTGGTCGGCATCGGGCCGTTGTAAATCTTGTACTGGGCCATTACACGCTCTCAGTGAGAGCTGTGGCATAGATGTTCAGGACGTAGTCAGCCGGGTACACGTACTCGTAGCACTCCGGGTTGAGCTGCGACGTGAGGCCCGAGACATTGGCCCACTTGGCCGCAATCGTGTACGGGACTTTGTCCCACTTGCCGTCATTGCGCGTGAAGCGCAAGAAGCCCGAGCCCCTGAGTGCGGGTACCCACTTGTCCCGTGGCGTGCCCGCCTTTGAGCGGACAAAGCTGCCGTCTTCCTGTGGCTCGTAGCCGTACTCGGCCAGTGCGGAACTGGCGAGGACAAAGTCGTTCTGTGTGGTAGGCGTTGCTGGTTCTTCTGTGGTCATGGGTTAGTCCTCGGTTACGACGAGCGCACCGATTGCCACGGTCGCCGGAGTGTTGGATGTGTCGATGACCTTGCTCGTGACAGTGCCCCAGTAGAGGATGTTGCCGCCGCCAGTCGTGATGAGGTCGCAGATAGCGAAGCCGATGACGGTACTGGTGCCGCCAGAGCAACCTGCAAAGGTGATAGCATTGCTGTTGGTCTTGGAACCAGCCGCAGCGGCAGATAGGTCAGCAGCGTTGATGATGATGCGGGCGTAACCGGTGTAGGTTGCCTCAGTGAGGGTGGCACCGGTGCTGGCGTCAGTCGGCACAGCCGTGCAGAGCGCGAGGTAGATGTTCGTCGGCATCGTGAACGCGCCGTCGCTCAGGCAGTGGTCGAGAACCTTGAGTTCGAGATAGTCGCTCTTCGAGGCCATTTAAAGGTGGGCTTTCTGTGTGTGGCGCAGTGGGGGACGAGTTCCGTCATCCCCCACTGCGTGGGCGGGGTGGACGCCTTCTGTAGAAAGGCTTAGGTGACCGTTAGAACGGCATAGCCGATGTTGGACAGGTACCACTTCGCGCCATCGCAGATGACGCGGGCCGAGGCTCCAATCTTGTGCGATGCCGTGCTGAACGTACCGGTCGTGCCAGCGACAGTGGCCGTGGTGCCATCGTTGGAGACGAGTGTTCCAGCCGGGGCGGTGATTGCCATGTTGGCGTCAACGCCGTTGATGAACTCGAACCAGACGCCGTTGCTCGTCGCAACAGCCGGAAGGGTGAACGTCACCGCGCCGGTGTTCGTGGTGTAGAGCGCACCACACTCAGCCACAGGGCAGGTATAAGACGCAGCCTTGGCAATGGTGGGGCGCAGGAACGACGGGGACTGAGCGGCACCATTCTTGGTGTAACTCACCTGACCGTTGCTGTTCGGCACGAACTGGGTGACGACGCCAGTGGCGTCTGTCAGTTCGAGATAGGACGCCGTATTCGCAATACGGTTCGGGAGGACGCTGTCAACAGACGCCATTTACTTCTTCGCTTTCTTATCCGTGCTCTTCTGGAGCCACGGCGGGAGTGTTTTGGTTCCGGGCTTTCCCGGTGCTGGCTTTGACTTGTTCGTCTTCGCGAACGGGTTCACCCGTTGGGGTGGCTTCGATGCCGCCATGGAGTTCCTCGATTGCCGCTTCGAGGCGGCGGATGTATTCACGAAGCTGGATGTTCTCGCTCACGAGATGAACCAGCGTGTTGTGTTCCTTGACGAGTGCTTCGAGCGTCATGTTCGCTGTCGGCTGCGAGCTGCCTTCTGAGCTACTCACTGTCTTCGTCACCCTCGTCATCGCTGTCGCCGTCTTCGTAGCCGACCTCGACACCGTGGACAATGCTGTTGCCCTGTGCGAGCTTCCACACGTTGTAGCCCTTGGGGAGCTGCACCTCGTAGCCGAACTCTTCATCGAAGCGCTTGGCGCGCTCCGGGTACTGGGTCTTGCCGACACCGTTGATGAACTCAACACCCATGAACTTCCGCGTCAGCGGGATGGGCGTGCGGACAATGAACAGCGGTTTGCCGTCGAGGCGTGTGCGGTCGTGGCGGGTCTTTGCGATGGACATGGGAGCGGAACCTCTTTAAAGGACTTGCGCGGGGAGGACACGTTGGTGCGCCCTCCCCGCTAGGGAGTTAACTCAGCACGCCGGTGTTGAAGGCTTCGGTGCCGTCAGAAATCCAGCCGTACAGGTTGATGGTCGCTGTGCCCTCAAGGTCACCCGAGGTGCAGACGATGCGGGCGTAGGGCTGGATGGTGCGGAGGCGACCACGCAGCTTGGAGCGGACAAGCGTGTGGGTTGCCCCAGCGACGGTGCCGTCCTTTGTCCACAGACCGGCAGCGGAGAACGCCATCGTTCCGATGGTGTCGCCGTCAGTCCAGTTCGTCCCGTCGGGGCTGACCTGAAACTTCCAGACGAGCGTCGCGCCGTCAGCGTCGGTGCCGATGACGAGGTTCTTCGCCATCAGCTCGACACCAAAGCCGTAGAGGCTGGTGCCGTACTTCCGGTCGCCCACATAGTCCGCAAGCAGACTGATGGTCGGGCCGGTGACGGTGCCCCCGACCGCAATGGCCGAGGGGTTGGTGAATACGGTTACACGGGAGTCGCGCATGTTAGGAAACCTTGATTCCGCGCAGCGCCACGCCGAACTTGGGATGAACGTGGCGGAGGCCAATGGGCCAGTCGATGACTGTGCGGTACGTGACGCCGTCATCGAGGAGGAACGGCTTGCCGACCTCCATCGAATACTGCTGGATGCCGTGGATGTACGGCTCGCCAAGCTTCAGGAAGTACACCGGGAGGCAGGCCACCGAGTTGATGGTCTCGGTCGCAACGATGGCGGTGGACTGGTCGGCCTTGAAGCCCATGTCGTAGAAGTCCACGCCGTTGTAGTTCCAGATGGGCTTCTGGTTCGGGATGGCTGTGGAGCGGCGCATGTTGTCCGCCGTGATGCTCGGCTCCATCGCCGGGGTGTCCTTGTAGAGGTTCAAGCGCCGCAGGCAGCTCTTGAGCGTCCGCACGAACTGGGCATCCGTGAGCGCAACGTCAGCCGTGTGGCCGTCGCAGGCGTAGATGGCTTCATCGATTTTGTCGAGGAAGGTCTGCATGGTTGCAGTCGTGTTCGCGGCAACAGCCGCAGCCACGTCGAGCTTGGTCGAGGCGTCAACGCCGTAGACCATTTGTGCAGCCGGGGCATTCGCAAGGCGAACCTTGATGCCCTCAAAGCTGTCTTCGTCAACGCCGTGGTCACCGTTGATGAACGCATCGTTGAACGTCCACGCAGCACCCTTGACGGCCTGCCGTGTACGTTCGGTCATGATGTCCACAACCGGGGACTTGTCCCGCATGTCGGTCTTGTCGATGTCGATGGTTGCGCCCATCGAGAACACCGCATCCGAGACAACGTCGGTGCCGCCACCCTTTACGGTGCCGTGCATCTCACCACGTCGGCGGAAGCCGATGGTGGGAATGGAGTTGGTGCGGCGTGTGCTGATTTCCAGCGTGCCGATGGTAGTCAGCGGAAGCTTCCGAGAGATGTCGCATTCGATTGCGAACGTCTCTACGACAGCCGCCTCGAACTCATCTTTCTTGGCGCGCATAACGTCGAGGAGTGTGAGGGCCATGTTGGTCTTTCTGTCTTACACAGTGCTTGTAAAGCGCAGTAAACTATGTATAACTGCGCTCGGTTGTTTATCTGCCGAACGAGCCGCCACGGATTGCCTTAAGGCGTTCCTGACTGGCAAGTTCAAGGCGGGACTTCCCGCTATTGTTGGCTACGGCTGGTACGCCGCCGCCAGACGAACGGGTGCCGACTGGTTCAGTGCGCTTACGCACACCTTCAATCCGCTGGTCATCACCTTTGGCGAGGAGTTTCACGAGCGATTCATCGAACTTGTCCAGTCGCTCTACTAGGCCATCCTCATCGGTGCCGTAGTCGAGGTCTGGGTCATCGGCTTTCACGCCAGCTCTCACAGCCGCTGCTTGGCGACCTGTGACGAACTTGGCAATGCGCTCAGTGACCCAAGCTGGTTGTTCGGTGCTCTGTGATTCTTGTCGCTTCTCGGGAGCCGGGGCAGATGTCTTCTTCTCTAGCTGAGTGGTACGCAGCTTGACGCGCCGCTCCTGCAAAGCTAGTTTTGCAGACTTCTGGTCATCCTCGGGCAGGGCACCTAGAAGGGTTTCGCTAGACCAGTTAAGGCCCTCAACGATGTCTTCCATGTTGCCCTCGTAGCGGTCGAACCGGTCGAGTGCCTCTCGAAGCTGTCCCCTGAGGTCGTCAATCTCCCTGTCCTTCTTACCGATGGACTTCTGGAGACCCTTGTAGACACCATTCTTGGTGTCGCCAGACTCGATGGCTGCCGCAAGTTCTACCTCGCGGGCCTCCATGAGCTTCTGGAGTTTGGCGATGAGCTTCGGGTCAAGCTCTTCACCGTCTGAGTCACTGTCAGACCCTTTTTCGTTGCCAGTACCTTCGTCGTCTACGTTGTCGAGGTTGTCTTCCTCGTCTTCGTAGTTCCAAACCGAATCACTGACTTCGCGGGTTTCCGCCAATTAGACGACCTCTTAGTTTCAAGTTGTAAAAAGTATAGCACATTTCGTGCGCGCCACTCTCAGCACGCATTAACGTGTCTTGCTGGAGGAGTAGTCGAACAGTGGCTCAGAAGCCATCTGCAACTTGTTGTACTTGTTCTCGTAGTAGGCCATCGTTCCCTTGACAGGAGCCTTGTTGTAGAACTTTTGCAGGCTGCTGTCCATGGCTGGGTTGTCGAGGCGCAGAAGCGTACGTTGCCCACTGAGCAGTTTCTGGAATGCCTTCATAGCCGGGTCACTAGAGAGTGAGTCCAGCATGTTTTGCACAGGAATCCCGCGCTGCTGTGCCGCGTCCCGCACTGCTGTCTCGAACTCGCTGTATGTATTGAATCCATCGAAGACGCCAAGTCCCTTTACGTACTCAAAGGCAGTATCTGCCGCATCGTAGTAGGGCTTCGTCGCAGCCTTGGCTGCGTCGTAGTCCCTGCCGAACTGGGTGTCCTTGGGCTTGTCAAACGAGGCAAGGCGCTCGTCAAGGTACTTCGCGTACTCGGGTGCCGTCTTTGCTTTAAACGCGGTCTGGAGCGCGTCGAGCTTGTTGAAGTCCAGCTTGCCATCCTTGCCCGTGGCTTGGTCGAACAGCGCGTACCAGTCGTTGACAACCTTGTCCTCGGGCTTCATGTAGCGGCCAAGGTAGTCGAGCACGGTCTCATCAGTGCCCTTGCGCTGGGCGGCGAGCTTGCCGAGGTCTGTCTGGGCGTCGGTGATTTCCTGACGCCGCTGCCCCGCAAGGAACTGGTACTCAGCCTTCGCATCGAAGGCGCTCGTCTTGCCAGACTTGTAGCGCGTGTCCAAGTCCTGCATCTTTGTGGTGTAGCCCTTGTTGATGCCGTCGAGCCGGTTGAAGTAGGACTGCACCGGGCTGTCCTGCCCGGTGGCATTGTCTGCCAGCGTCTTCTTCAGTTCGGCGTAGCGTGTGTTCTTGTCGAGTGCGCCACGGATACCTGTCTGCTCACCAGAGTTCAGGTCGTTGTAGTCAACGACGCCGTCCTTGTTACCGTTGACGTTGGCCCGGTCTTGCAGGCCGGGGAACTGCTTGCTCACTTCTTCAGCTTTGATGCGCGTCATCTCGCGCCCAAGCGTCTCAGGGTTGTGGTTCAGGCCAACGAAGTTGCTGAACAGGCCAGCCGCACGCTCGCGTGGATTGCTGTAGTTCGGGTCTTCCTTGAGCCCCACGTTGTCAGTGAGTGGCTTGATAAACTTACCGATAGCCGTGTGGTTCTGGATGACGCCAGTATTGAACGCAGCCTTGGCCGTGAGGGGAAGCGGCGGCTGGAAGAGCCCGTTGTTGAAGCCGGTACTGTTGCCCGGTGCGCCGATGCCTGCATCGCTGAGGTGTGACTGAAGGCCGTTACCAATCTCTGTGGCGAGAGGGCGCGTGGCCGCTCCGATGACATCAGGTGTACGCGAGGAGTACCAGTCAGCCAGCCCCACCATCGGCACCCAGTCTTGCATGCGCCACTTGCGGACACCGTCAGGACTGTCGGTACGCATGAGCGCCTTCACAAGGCCAATGACAGGATTGGACGCAGAGAGCGTCCCGGTTGCCCCGCCCTGTGCCTTGAGGAAGTTCTGGCTCTTCGGGTTGAGGATGCTGTCCTCATCCATCGGGTTCATGCTGGGCATCGAACCGGTAGCGAGGTACTGCATGGCAGCCATGCCAGCACCCATCAAGACTGCTGTCTTCACGAGGTAGTAGCGCGCCATCGCGCCCTCTGGGCCGAAGTCCGTGCTGGCCTTCTTGGCGAGGATGAACGTGTTCCTGAGCAACGCCGGTGAGCGCGCCCCGATGGTACGCTCCCACTGGGACTGCTGCGCGCTGATGCCGTAAAGCTGCCGGTTGAGTGTCCCAGAGGTGCGGTTAATCTGCTTCGCCGCCTGCACGCTGGACTTGATATTCTCAGCCTTACTGAGCTTCTCACCCGCGTAGCGCGCCTCCGCTTTAAATGCAGCGCGCGTGCCGACGTTCGTCGCCAGCCCCAGAGCCAGAGCGAACCCGGCCTCGTACTGGTCATCAACGCCGGGGATGTCTACGCCTGATGCTGCGATACCAGCGCCTGCGAGGAGTGGCCCGTTCTTGAGGAACTCAGCAGCAAGCCGCCCGCCGACTGGGAACTTACCCTTGGCTGGGCCAAAGCCCTTGATAAAGTTCTCCGTCTGGCGCTGCAAGTCCCACTGGAGCGCGCGGTGGATAGGCAGGTATGCCTCGAAGCCGTGCTGCTCAATCTGCTTGACACCGGGCATGTTGGAGAGTGAGAGCTTCCCCTCCTTCTCAATGCCTTCGTGCTCAAGACCGCCAATGCCGCCAGCCTTGGTGTATGCATTCCAGAGGTCTTGGTTCTTCGATACCCAGTGGTCGAAGTAGCGCTTGCCACCGAAGGACGCGCCGACGAGCGGGATAAAGTTACGCACCGCACCCATGGGGTCGTTGATTGCCAGCATGGCACCCTGCATCGTCCAAGCGCTGAGGTCACCGGTGAACATCGCCTGCCGCAGGATGTTCGTGATGCCGTCAGCCACAGCCAGTGGGCCAGTCTCATTCCCACGGGTGGGGATGAGCAGGCTATCCACTGCCTTGACCATCTCGGGGTGAAAGAGGTGGTCATCGATACCGGGGAGCTGACGCCAGCCCCGCTGCTCCATGCCCTTCTGTTTCACCTTCAGGTCGAGCCTGTCCTGCTTGCTGAGCGCCTGACGCTCAGCATCACTGGGAATCTTCCACGCCCCGCCTGACTCCTTCAGGTTCTGCACCAGCATCGCGTTAGCGCGAATCTGGTCGTGCCGCTTCACTTCGAGCCTGAGCAGGGCCATCGGGTCTTTGATGATGTCGAGGCCGGGCTGTGCCCGCAGCGCCGACTCATAAGTCGGGCCGAGGTCACGGAGCATCTGTGGTGAGCGCAGCCGGTCGAAGCCCGGTGTCTGCATCCTGAACGCCTTTGCAGCGTCTTCGCCAAAGACGCGCCGCACGCTGTCCTCGGTGAAGAACTGCAAGATGCCGTGCTGCTCAAGGAATGGGATGGTATCGGAACCAGATGCCTGCAACGCCGCATTAGTCTGGCGCACCATCTCATTGTGCGCGGACTGGTACGCCTCGACAGCCGTGGACTGAGCAGCGCTCAGGTCGTAGCGCTCAGGGTTCTGGAGGATGTCGTAGAGCTTCCCCGGCCCAGAGCGAAGCTGCTCAGGGAGTCGCCGGTCATCAGCGAGGCCGTGGTAGCGGATGTTTTCCCAAGGGCGGTTGGCCCACTTCGCCTTGGCTTGGAAGCCGGATGTCGCGCCCAGTGCGCCAGCCCCAGCGATGATGCCAAGCTCCTTCAGCCTGTCGTCCCCGGTGAGTTCGCCGCCTACCCAGCCAGCGGCAACTGGCGTGGCACCGGCGGCAATCTGCTTGGCTGCATTCTGGAGATGGTTCTCTTTGCCCACGATTGGCGCGAGTTCATCGAGCAACTTACTCGCACGAATCGACTGCGTACCCGCCGCCGAGCGCAAGTAGTCGGCGGACGCCATGGTGGCGGCGGCTACCTTCTTCGCCATGAAGGTGACCTTGTTCGAGCTGGGGTCGATGATGCTGTTCACGGCATGGATGACCGGGGCGAGGCCCGGCACTTGCTGGAGCAACTGGTTCATGTAGTGCGGGTCTTCCATCGCGGACTCAGCGTGCGCGAGGTAGTCGCTGCTCTGGGCCTTAACGGCAGTCACCTGTTCCGGTGTCGCCATAGCCTCGACCTTGCGAGCGCTGACGGCAGCCATGCGCTTGTCGTTGACCTTCTTCATGCGGTCAGCGGCTTCGGCCTTCGTGTCCTTTACAGGCTCCAGCATGGCCGAGAGCTTCTCAGCGCTCTGCTGGCTCTCTTTAAACGCATCAGCCAGCCCCGCTTCGCGGCTGGCCTGCGGCGGCTCGATACCGAACGCCTTACCTAGCTCAGCATCGCTACTGGCCGGGTCAGCGATGTACTTGCCTGTAGCGGCAACCTTGCCAGAGACGTGCTCCAGCAGGCGTGCGCCTGCGCCTGACCGGAGGCCAGAGGCAAGACCGTACTCAGCCGCCTGCTTGAGCTTGTCGCTCTGGTCGCCATCTGCCGTGGCATACCCATAGACAGCAGCGCCACCGGCCTGCAAAGCAGCCCGTGTCGCTGGGTCTTGTAGCTGCGAACCAGTGCCCTCTGTTAGCCCCGCAGCAACAGGTGTGGTGCCGCCAGTCCTTGCATCTCTTAAGCCGACTAGATAGTCATCAAACCCAGTGCTTGCACCCGGCGGAATCTCCACAAGCGTTACCTTGCGGCCGGTGGCGTCGGTAAAGACGTTCTTCGTAATCTTGCTCGACGTAGACCCCATATGCAGGTAGGGCACCGCAGTCCCAGATGGAACATCTTGGCCGTTGCTGATAGTGCGGAGCAGCTTATCGCGCAGCTCGCGCGGCAAAGCACTGAGCAGCACTTGCCGGTGGCGCGAGGTATCTAGGAGCGCAGACACGCTGTATCCCGATACCTGTGGCTCTGGGATTAGCCCTGTGGCTGGCCCCCGCTGTCGCATCCGCGCTTCGGTGTACCTGAGGTCATCCCTTGCATTCGCAAGTGCCTCACGTAGCGCGCGAGTCTTCGGCCCCGAGTTCTGGGCATCTTCCCAGTCTATATCGAAGCCAAGCTCTTTTGCGGTGGAACTTTCAGGATAGCTGACTGCCTCTTGCAGTTTTCTAATCCTGTCTTGCAGGAACTGCCAATTCACATCTAGCTGGTCGATGCCGGAGGCTGCTTGCCCTTGGGGGATTGATGTTCCCTCCACTCGTGGTGGCAAGTCTGGCGAACGACCAAACGCAACCTCGTCTGGGCTTACATCCCAGCCATTGTTGGTGGGTGCGTCGTGCCCCAATCCTCGTCCGGGGTTGTCAACCCCGATGCTTCCGCCCTCAGCCATTCGTTGTCCAGTGAGGTCTGGCGCTGGGTCACCCAGTCCTGTCCGTGCTCCGCCACCAACTCCTGTATCATGTGGGCTTTCTCTAGTGAGCTGCTTAGCTGCGTCCCAGTCGGTTGTGTATTTTCCGGGGTGTTCATATGGTGCAAAGGTTCCTATTCGCTCATGCAGTGTAGCGGGGTCGCCGCCTTCGTAACGCATGAAGATAATATCAGGTCGGCCATCGGCGGTGTAGTCCCAGCCAGCCGGGGCATACTCATCAGCGAACTTCATCGCCTCGGTTGGCTTGAAGCCGAACTTCGCGTACAGCTTTGGCAGAAAGTTGCCGTCGCCAGCGTAGGCATCGAGCGTCTTCCCGCCATTCTCAATCGCGTGCAGGAAAGCAGCCTGCCCAGCCTTGGGCGGGCCACCGTTATTGAACAAGTTCTGGATGTCACCTTCTGGCGACAGCATGTAGCCGGTCTTGCCGTCCGGTGACAGGAACGCCTTCGAGGCAGCGAACTCCTCGGCAGAGTGGGGCGAAAGGTTCCACGCACGCGAGTTCGCGGACTTTGCCGCCTCGAACACCTTCGGGTCTGTAACCGGGTGGAACTCTACGCTGGGGATGCCACGCTCTGCCGCGCCTCGCTCAGGTAGGTTCTCCACCATGCCAAGCCGTGCGCCGACTGCGCCTGTTGCGTCCTTGGCGAACCGGCCAACGCCGGTTGCCGCCGCCGCCGTCGCTGCCGCCCTGAGAGCTTCCTCATTATCGTGTCCGGTTGCGCGGGCTGCCGCATAAGTAGCAGAGCCAGCGAGTCCGGCCTGAACCACTGCGCGCCCACCGGGGACTTTTGCAGCAGCGTCACCGGCAGTGCGAAGCCCTTCGCTGAACCTCCCCACGCCAGCGCCAAGCGCTGGCTGCACAAGAGATGCAGCACCGGCAAACTTCGCCGTTTCGATGGCGGACTTTAAAGCCTCGTCGTGGCTTGCGCCTGAGACCCTCGCGCTCGTGTACGAGATGGCAACAGCAGAACCAGCATTGAGCGCAACTGTTTCAACCATCTTCGCGAACGGCTTGATGGCCTCACCCAGTGCAGCGCGTACAACAGGGCTGGCTGCGTCCATCCCGAGGCGCTCAGCAACCGGAAGTGTAAGTCGCATGACGCCATTGCCTAGTGCTTCTCCGGGGAGGAACAGCGCGGCAACGCCGATGCCAGTGTTGACTGCGTACCGCGCGGCCTCGCCTGCGCTCTGGAAGTGCGCAGCGTTGCCAGACTCAGAGTCGAGCTTGTTGGCTGCGGCAGTGGCCGCGTCCCGCTGGTCATGGTTGAACCTGCCGACCGTGGCGGCTTGCAGCCGAAGCGGAATAGCAGCGGCGGCGGCGGCAGTGGACTCAACCGGCTGGGCAATGCCCTCAGCCAAACCGCCGAGCATGTTGCCAACCGCACCGGGGACTGCGCCACGCGCCATGTCACCCAGCTTGTCCGAGAAGAACCCGCTCTGGTTCTGGCCGACAGCGGCACGCACTGCCTTCTCCTGATGGAAGAAGGCGTTCTTGTCTTCATACGTGGCATCTGCGGCTGGAGCCTGAAGGCCGCGCGCCTGCGCGATAAGCGCCTTCGTCGCTGGCGTCTGGATGGACTCGTGCCACTGCATTGGCCCCGTCGTGCCGATACCCAGCGTCTCGTTGTCGAGGCTGGAGATACGTGGGTCAGCAGCGAACACACTGAGCGGGTCAGTGTCGAGCTTCTTCAGCACTGCGCGCCAGTCCGAGAACTCCTGCCCACGGCCCGTGAGGTGCGCGAGTTCGCGGGCATAGCCCTGCTTCACGTCATCCGGCGTGCCACGCACTTGCGTCTTCAATAGCTGGATTGGGTCATAGCGCGCCGAAGCATCTCGCCGTACGCTGTCGGTCAAGCTCTGGCCGACAGCGTCAAAGTCCCACCCATCCTTGTTGGCCGCAACACGCATCGCCGCATTCACCGGTCGCAACAGCCGGTTCGAGCCCCCCGTCTTGAGGCCCTCGGCGCTCTGTGAGTAGCGCAGTACGCCAGCCTGACCACGGCTCTTTATTGAGGAGTTGCCAAAGTTTTGCCCCTCGGCATCATCGATGTACTTCTTGCGCTCATCAGCGCTGCGCTGCTCGTCAACAAGAACGCGGCTGCGTTGTGTGGCGGCGCGGTCATCTTCACGGCGAGTGAAGTCAGCACGCTGGTTGTCAGCCTGAGCCTGAGCGCGCTGGCGCTGGTCTTCCTCTTCACGCCTGCGCCGCTCTTCTTCATCGAGCTGGCGCTGGCGAGCCGCCGCCTCGTACTGGTCGAGACTGTTCCGTGTCCAGTCTTGGCTGCTATCTGCGGGCGCGGCGAAGAGCCCCGAGCCGGGGTTCACACGGTTGATGCGCGAGTCAACAATGTCACCGAGGTCGTCAAGCACTGCCATTAGGCAGCAGCCGAGCGCTGTGCGCCCTTCAGGAACTCGGTCGGCTTCTGGAGCCAGTCCACATAGTCGGCCCACGGGATGCCGTTGTTGCCTTCAACAAAGCCACGATACAGCTCAGTCTCACCCTTGGTCTGGTTCCTCAGCGTCTGGAGTGATGCCGCCACACCGCCGCCTTTTTGCTGAAGCCCGCTGCCCATGTTGAGCGTCGGCGCGATGTCGCCGGTGGCGTTGGCTGCGAGCGACGGAGGGATAGGCGCACCATAGTCAATAAGGTTCTGGAGCCGCGTCGGCATCTCACCAGAGATGTGCTGATTCGTGGAGCTGGGCATGTAGTCACTGCCCATGCCGTTTGCCTCGTAGTCACCCTGAGTGCCGAGCGCAAAGCGGTGGTACGCCTGCGGGAACTGCATGAGCGGGCGGGGCTGCATGACCTGACCCTGAGCGTTACCCTGCCACTTCCATGGCTCAGCACGGAGCACGCTGGGGTCAACGCGATGGCCCCAGTCGGCCATCCGCTGCATCTGGTAGCGGCTGTCGCCCTGTGCCCAGTTGCGGCCAGCCGCTTGGTCGAGACGCTGGTTGTACATGTACGGCTGGTTTAAAGGCCGCGCCTCTTGGTTCACGGGGCGTTGCGGCATCTGGAACATCGGCTGTGCGCCACCCCCTATGGGGGTGTTGTCAGGGTGGGGCGTGATAGCCAGCGGGGCATTGGTCGGATTAAAGATACCCTCAGGCTTCGCCCCGCCAGCACTCGGGTCGGGAGCGTTGGCGTCGCCAGCCATGATGTTCGTGGCGGTCGTGAAGCCGCCCGCAGCCATGCGGTTCTGGGTCGGGTCACTGAGCGCTGCGTTGGTTGGCGTCCAGCCTTTGCTTGCCGGGACTTGCGGCGGAAGCGCGTTCCAGCTATTGCCGCCACCAGACATGTCGAAGTTCCGCATGTCATCACCGATGGGAATCTGTGCCTGCTGCGGCACGGGAGGCGGAGGCGCGATGCTGCTCTGGCCGGGGTTGAATGTGGCGACAGAAGGCGGTGCGAACGCCGGTGCCTGAGCCGGAGCCGAGAGCGGAGCCTGCGCGGGAGCCGGGCTGCCCGAGGACTGAGTGCCGAATACCGGCGCTGCCGTGGTAGGGTCATACGCGTGCAAAACGCTGGTTGCCGAGAGCGGCGTCATCGAAGCGGGCGTGCCGCCCTTTGCCATCGTATCCCAGTCAGGCGTGATGCCGCGCTGCATGAAGTACAAAGAGAAAAGGTCACGCGGTGACCTTGCCTGTTCAGCGATGAACTTGTTGTTGTCGAGTGCGAGCTGCCCCATGCCGACAGCGCGGCTTGTCTCCGCGCTGAACTGCCCGGTCTGGTTAGACTGCTCACCAAGCAGCCGCTTGGTTGCGTCGTCCATGCGGGCGATGACAGCCTGCTCTTGGTTCCAGCGCTCAGTGACCCGGTTGCGCTCAGCGTCGTTGGCCGCGCCTGCCATGCCCACCTTGTAGTTGTTGTCCGAAGCGTAGCGTGACGCAGCAGCAGCCTCCGCAGATGCCTGCGCCTGAGCCTGCCGGTCAGCCGACTGAGAAGCGAGCTGGTCACGCCGGTAGGCGTCGTTGGCGGTATCACGCGTGGCGTTGTACGCGTCAGTGTGTGTGTCCCGCCCAGCTTGGTAGTCGAAATTGCGCTGGTCTTGTGCAATCTTCGCAGCATCGTTCGTAGTGTTACGCGCGTCATTCGCCGCATTCCTGTCCATGTTGTACTGGTCAGTAGGCGAGACATCGAAGAAGTGGTCTGGGCCAGCATTGGAAGGCTGGCGTACACCGGGAGCAAGCCCAGCCGCGATAAGAGCCGCTTGGTGTGCTTGGTCAAGCGTTAGACCCGGATACTGAAGCATCAACATCCGGTCGGCTGTGGTCATATCGCCTGACGCAGTTGTAGGCATAACATTCGGCACATACTCCGTGCCGTTCCAGTGCGTATTCGGGGGCTGGTCGTTGTAGGCCATTACTTGCTAACCATTTCCTGTGCTTTAGACCCGAGATAACGGCAAAGCTCGCACATCTTCTGCTCACCATCTTGGTGCCCAGCACGCTCTGCCATTGCAACCATCATTGACTGGCGCTCTTCACGAGGAAGCGCACTAATGCGATTGAATATCGCATTCTGTTCACGCTTGCCACGCTGACGCGTACCGGGCGTGTCACCCTGTAGGCTCGCCATTGCGCCGACTGTGCGGTTCATCTGTTCCTGTAGGTGCTTCGCTGTACCAGCGATAACCGAACGCTGGTCAGGCATTACGCGTGCCCCAGCGACCGAATGTCGCGCATCATTCCAGCAACGGGAGCCTGCTGTGCCGCAGCCGGTGCGCCACCCGGCATGGCAAACATGCCCTGTCCGCCGTCGCCACCGCTCGGTGCGCCACCCGGTGCCCCCATCGGGGAAGGAGGCATGCCACCAGCAGGAGGAGGTGGTGCGCCGCCGCCAAGCGCGGGAGGAACGCCATTGGCGTTCGCCGGGTCACCGTTCTGTGACATCGGGTCGCCGCCCGCTGGCGTGCCGACCTGCATCTGCTGGGCGACCTGCGATAGCGCCTGCTGGAGCTTGGCTTCTTCTATGCGCTCTTCGAGTTCGAGCTGGTCAGCGTCCTCACCCCACGCCTTGAGTGCGCGCTTAGCCAGCGCGCGCTTAATCATGGGTTCCTGCATGAGGTCGTCAGCGTTCTTGCGCTCGATGAGTTCCCACGGGTTCTCGAAGCCAGCGAAGGTGTAGGCATCCCAGCGAGACAGGCCACCCTTGGCAATGGCGTCGTTCGCCAGAACGAGCTTGCGCTCCTTGATGGCATCCTCGTTGGGCTGGAACTGAATCGAGATGCCGTAGCGGCCACGGATGTTGGACGGGCCAATCCTGTAGCTGTCAGCGAGTTCCTCGCCGACGAAGACCGAGAGGTCTGCTTTAAAGACGAGGTCTGTGTACTTGAGCGCCAGCTCAGTCACGGTGCTCATCGCCTCTTCGCAAGCCTGCTTGGCCGACTCGATGCGGAGCTTCGCCTGTGCGCCAATCATTCCGTACTGGGCGGCGGAGTCCGTCCCCGGTACACCAGCACCACGCAGTGCGCGCTGGACGGTGCCGCGCTCAATCTGATTGCCAATCATCTGGAGCGAGCTGAGGTACTCAGCGTCGGGCAGCTTGGGCTTAATCCAGATTTTGTCAGTGACCGCCATGACATCGTCGCTCACGAAGTTCACGGCACCCGGAGAAAAGTCGATGTGCTCTTGGTCTACGGAGTCAGGCAGGAAGGCCACAGAGAACGCCGACTGCTGCATAATGGCGTCGAACTGCGTGTGACGCCGCATCTCCGCGAGGAACATGCTCTTGTTCTGGCGAGTGTAGAAGCCAACGGCTTTAAACTCGGGACGGCCCTCGTAGGCTTCGCGCCCAAAGCCGCTGTACTTGATGACGTAGGGCAACTCGTCGTAGGGGTTCTCCTCGTCGCGGACAACCTCCCAGTTGACAAACACCATGTGCTTGCCCTTCACGAGGTTGCCGTTCCAGTCGATGTACGTCGCCGTCCACACTTCGTGGATGGGAAACGTGCCGCTGTAGTAATCCCGCAACTCAGGCATGTCGATGGCGTAGGTGTTGCGAACCTCGGCAATAGAGCTGTGGTAGCGCTCAATAACCCAGAGCTTACGCACGCCTACAGTCGGGTCTTCCATGATGCAAGAAGGGCTAATGCTGCGGCAGAAGATAGGGAGGTTCTCGGAACGGATGCGCTCGATAGTCTTGACACGCTCAAGAACTTCCTCCTTGCCGCCCTTCTCCATCAGGGCTTGCTCGACCTTCTCATCTAGCTGCGGCCACAGATACCAGTCAGGGGCGACCTTGAAGCACGCCTTGCCAGACATGAACAGGTTCTTCAGGAAGTCACGGACGATGTCAATATCATTACCGCGCTTGCGCCAGTGCTTCCACAGTCCACGCGACCATCGGCGGATGGTGTCTGCATCTGTAGCTGCGGTCTGCGTCTTGTTGCGCGCCGGGTAGAAGACAATCACGTCGGCAGGGTTGACGTTGTCAACCGCCTCATCCACCACCGCGCGTGCAGTGGTCGGGATGGTTACCTCGAAGCCCTCTGGCACCTCAATAAACTCGTCCAAAGTTCCCTCGTAAAAGGCAACATCTTCATCGAATCCAGCGAAGGCCGCAGAATAGTAGCCCTCCATGACCATAATTAGCTCATATGCGTCATCGGTATCCTTAGGCGGCAACATTAGTTGTCACCCAAGTATGTGATAGCTGCATACAGCAGGTCTGGGTTGTCCTTGGCGTTGCCTAGCATCATGTTGCAGTAATGGCACAGTAGCCCGCGAACCTCTCCGGTGACGTGGTCATGGTCTACGAACAACGGAGTCCCCACTCGGTTAGTCATCTCGGCCTTGCGGCAAATTGCACACACCCCGTCTTGTGCCAGAAGCATCTCATCATAATCGGAAACGCTTATTCCATATCGTTTGAGCAGATTGGCAGAGCGCGCATAGAGCAACCGGTCGGGACGATATCTCGTGTCACTTTCTGCTTGGGCGCTCTTTACACACGCGCGACAACGCGGCATAACCCCGGCCTTGTAACGCTTGGCGCGAGGAAACTCTGATAGCGCCTTGGTTGCCCCACACTTGGTGCAGTCTTTAGTCATACGTATGCCTCAGTGTAACATATTCTGTCTGTCAGACTCTTGACTAGTGAAGGAAGCGCCGACTGGTCTTTCCTAGCACTCTGCCCAGTGGTGCTTTCTTCTTCAGCCGGTTAATGTTCGTCGGTTTCCTCAGGTGCTCTACCTGCCCGAGGTGGTGCAGCAACCCGTAACCCAGCGCCTTCGCACTGTGGTTCCACTTATCGATTGGCTTCTCGCCAGCGATAGTGCCATCTCGCGTGAGCAGGTACTTCCACGGGTGCATGTTGTCGAACACCGGCTCTCCCAGTCCTGCCTCAGCAATGAGGCCGACACACTTGGGGTCAATCGTGATGCGGTTCTGCTTGGCGCTGGAGCGGATGCGCTCGATAAGCGGGTCTTCGCGCCAATACTTCATGTTCCAGTTCAGGCTGGTCTTCTTCTTCCAGATTTCCAGCGCCGACTCACCAGCATCGCGGTGCCCCTTGCCCGCGATGTCGATGATGCCCTGCTTGACGCGGGGCCAGTAGCGGTTCTTCTTGCAGAGACTGATGATGTCGTTCGTGGTCAAGCCCTGCTCGTACAGCTCATCGAAGACATGGAAGTGCTTACCGAGCAGCTCAGGCTTCCAGTCATCACCAGCGCCTCGCGGCTTCTTCGTGAACTCATCCCAGATAGCCACGAACAACACGGCGTAGGCAGACTGGTAGCCGGGGTCAATCCAGACCTCTACAGCCATCTCAGGCGTCACCTTCATGGTCTGGATGTGTTCCTTACCAAGCTCCTTGAGGACACGCGACCTCGGTGGTCGCGGCTCAGCCAGTACGCGCATGGCGAAGATGTCATCCGGGTAGATGCCTTCGAGCCGCAGAATCTCCGGGTCATTACGCCCGCCGGGAAACTCGTGCAGGTTCGAGAACGTGGGCAACGAGTACGAGACGATGCCAAGGTGGTTCTCCCGCTGGCCCATGAGCATCCAGTCCTGATACCACTGCTGACTGTCTTCCATCGTGCCCGAGTAGATGATGAAGCCCTTCTTCGCCGAGACACGCCCTTGGACGCGCTCGACACCCGAATACTGGCAGCGCCCCGCTTCGCAGATGGCAGCTCCCTCAAGGTCGAGTGAGCGCACAGAACCGGGGTCTTCCATCGACCACGTCTGGAGCACCACACCCGACTTGGTCACGAGCCGCCATGCCCCCTCGGCTGGCTTGCTGGGCTTGTTGATGCCGCCCGCGAGCTGCCCGATGGAGCGCAGGAAGTCCTCGATGTACTTGAACTCCCAACGCGGCTCAGCGTACGTGGGGCCGAACAGCACGAAGTGCGCGTTGCGCGGCTTGTCGTTCACCTCATCGAACAGCAGCTCGCCGGTCTTCGTGAAGAACACGTCGGGCCGGATACGTGGCAGCATGTAAATGTGGGCAGCCATCTCGACGGCTGTCCACCATGACTTGCCACCGCGCTCGCCGCCACCGATGACCGGGAAACGGTCATCGTGCGAGCTGGCCTCCTCCTGCTCAGCGGAGAGCTTGATGCCAACGGCGTTGAAGAAGATTTTCCGGGCAGCGTAGGGGAGTCTGTTCATTAGGCCGAGATTTCTCGGAACTCCCCCTCGACCACTGGCTCGTTTAAAGCCTTCGCCATGTTCTTCGCGAGCTGGGCATGCAGGTCAGACAGGTCGGTGGATGAGTCTTCCTTGACTCCCCACTCGCCACGCTCGACAGCGATGGCCTGACACAGCTTCCTGTGCATGTCCATGAGCTTAATAAGCTCCTCGGATGGAATGTCTGAGCCGTTCTGGATACGAAGCTGCAACTGCTGCGAGTTGACCTCCATCTCCGTGAGCCGTCGCTGTTTGTCCATCATTGAAACCTTCCTGAGTTTGGAAACACACATTGCGCGTTCGAGTTGGATAGCCGCGCGATGACGGTTCACCCAGTTGTGGAGATAGCGTCGGCTGTAGAGCTTCCAGCCAAGCTGCGTTGCGTAGGCAACGTACTTCTCGTAGTTCTCACCGTTCAACGCCACGTACGCTATGAGAGCTTGCTTCGCCTGTGGTGTGAGGTATGCGCGTATGCGTGACACAAGTATACCCTACAGCCGTATCCCAACCGTGTAGGACTCCGGTGGAGCAACCTTGTTCAGGAACGGGTGGTCTTCCTCGAAGACCACAATGAAGTCCGTATTGGGGTAGATGCACCGGTCTTCTTCGAGCATGGCCTGCTGGTGGTGAGCAGTGCAGTCGAAGCAGAAGTTCGGAACTGGCTCATCGAGTCGCACAGACTCGATTGCTGCATGCCGGAAACGGGCATAGGACTCGGACGTAAAACAAGGGGGGAATGACACGCAGACTCCTGCGGCATCCCCCCTTCAATTTCTCTTCTGTTGAAAAGCTTACTCTACTTCTGCGTCATGTTCCACTTCCTTCTCGTCGTGTACGCCGGTGCTCTCGTAGTCAGCTAATACTGGTGCAGTAATTGGCAACTGGGCCTGCACCATTGTCCCGCCTCTGGTAAGCGGGCGCATCCGCCCGCCGTTTGTGAGGGAGATAACGAACGGCAGTTCGCCAATCTCGCCGTGCCTGTTCTTGGTGAACACGACCAGCACTGTCATCTGGCCGTCCTCGTGAATACGCTTCGCAATCTCCTCACGCAGCAGTCCGCGCCAGCCACCCGTCTCATGGTTGGGGGCGACGGGCATCAGTGAGATAGCGCAGTCAACATCCTGATACTTGGACGAGCTGCCCTTCATGTCCTCAACGTCCAGTGAGGACTTCTTATTCATCGACTTCTCACCCTTGCTGACGTGCGTGATGAGAATGATGTGAACGTCACTGTTCTTGGCGATGCTCTTCATCGCCCGCATGATGGCTGACTGCTGAGCAATCGTGTCGTCCTTGTACTTCTCGGTGCCGAGCATGTCCACGAGGTCAACGATGACGTACTTGATGTCATGCCACTTCTTGTACCGGGTGACCGCAGCACGGAAAGCGCCCACGTCCACCTCGGACTTGTCCGAGATGTAGATGGGGAGGTCGCGCAGCTTCTCGATGCTGCGCTGAATCTCGTCCCGGTAGTGGTGGATGGTGTGGTCGCGGCGCAGCCAACGGAAGTTCTTGGCGATGTCGAGCTGGACGATGCGCTCCTGCACTTGGAGCTTGGGCATCTCCGTCGTGTACCAGAGGCCACGGTGCCCACGGAGCGCCAGCCTGTAGCCGATGTTCGTGGCGAACATCGATTTAAAGCGGCTGGACGGCGCATAGATGATGGTCACGTTCCCCGGCTGGAACCCATCAAGGTAGCGGTCGAACAGCGTCCAGCCAGTCTCGATGCCAGTGATGGCATCAGGGTCATCGATGTACCGGTCGAAGCGCGCCTGCAAGGCGTCGAGGTCGTCACCCATCTTGGTGACATCCTTGCTGGCCGCGCCGGTCGTCTCGGTCTGGAGCGTACTCAGCCGCTCCTCAATCTGGGCGCGCACGGCAGCCAAGTCAGTCGGGGCTGAGCCAGCGAGCTTGCGTGCCCAGTCGGCAAAGCCGATGAGGTCGCGCTCGCCGCGCTTCTTCGTGACCACCGCCGTCCAGTAGGTCGTGTCCTGCGGCAGGACACCCTCCATGGAGCCCATCACGATGGAGCCGCCGCCCATCTCGCTCAGGATGTTGCCGCCGTCAGCGGTCTTCGTGTCGCTCAGCTTCCGCATCACGGTCTGGGCGTTCACCGGCTGGTTGGTGGCGACCATCTCACAGATGGCCGCGAAGGCGTTCCGGTACGGCTTGCAGTAGAAGTCATCCGGGGCGAGTGCTGTCATCGCCTCGGTGACACTGCTCCCCGAGAGCAGCATCCCGCCAATCACTTGGCGTTCAGCCTCGATGTCTGATGGCAGCTCGTCAACGTCAAGTGGTGGCATTCAGGAACTCCTCAATCTCACCCAGTAGCTCGGCATGCTCAGTGGCCCGCTCAATGCGCTGGGCACGCGTCTTGAACTTCTTGTGCGGCGTCTTGTTCGAGATAGCGAACGCGTCATCCGTGACGGACTGGAGCAGCCGCACGCACCAGCGGCAGACCGAGAACGACGGGAAGTGCTTGCCGTCCTCGCCGTATTCAGCCACGTACTCCGGGTTCTTCGTCAGGCAGAACCAGCACGACTTGGAGTCCCACACAGTCTTGCGTGACACGGCTGCCTCCTCATGTTCAGGGGAAAGAGAGCCCCGGCAGAGCGTGCGTCACTCGTCTCAACGAGTGCCAATAGCACGAGTACCGGGGTGTGGATTGCGCCGGTCTTTAAACCGGCAGGAGCGGGATGTAGTCCTTCAGCTCCCCGATGAAGGCAGCCAGCTCGGACTGGCTCTCGATACACAGGCTGGCCGCGAGGCTCCTGCCGTTCGCGTCGAATCCCTCGATGCTGACGCTGTCTTGGGTGAGGGCATCACCGAAGACGAACTCCCAGCTTGAGCCGTTCGGCACATCAATCACTGTGCGCCGTTCGCCACTGGAATAGTTGACCGTCTCGGACGAGACAGCCTTGGGCTGTTCGGCGAAGTCGCAGTCGCCGTCGCCGCAGTCCGGGGAGGATGAGGGGTCTGCGCAGGAATCCTCTGCCGTGTACCACTCCTCACTGAAGTCGTCGGGGGTGTTCTTGTTGCTCGGAACGTAGACATCCTCGGCGGTCTCGCCGAAGTCTTTGAAGTCGGCCGCGATACTGATGCCGAGCTTCTTCTCCTGCTTCAAGACGAACTTGTCGAAGCGCCGGGCGAGGATGTTGGCGCGCTCTTTGTAGGACGGGAGCGCATTGGGGTTGTTGGGCTTACTCATCGTTGAACTCTTCCTCTTCTTCTGTTTCGTCTGGCTCTTGGTTGGCAGAGAACTGCCATGGGTCAGTTGTATCGAACGCCGGGTTGTCTTCTGCCGCAGTGTCGCCAGCGAAAGGCTCTTCCCCGGCAGCGTCGAGGTCAGCATCGACCTCGGCCTGCATCTCGGCGATGGCCCGGTCGAACACCGCCGTGAGGTCGCTGAGTACAGCCTCGAAATGCTGGACAGGAATGGCGACGAAGCCTACCTGCCGGTCATCCACGTACTGCGCCATGATGACCTGACCCTTGTGGAAGCCAGCGAGGATGCCTGAGTAGTCCTCGTCAGGGCTGAAAGCGGGCTCATTGGCTCGCAACTCCTTGAGGCCCACGTTGCTCGTCTTGCGCCACGCGCAAGCGATGCAGACATTGCCAACACTGCTGGATGCCGCAGTTCCGTTGACGAGCTGCCTGCGGGGTGGTGGTCGCTTGGACATCGGCGTCTCCTCACACGGCCTATGCCGTGATGGACGAAGCGGCTGGGGTAGTTAGAAGAACTTGGACTTGGGAATGCCGGTTCCCCAGCCACCTCGCGTGATGTGTTTGCACCTCACACTCTTAGAGTAACCGTCTCATGCAACGCAGTCTATGTCCTTCGCGCGCACCGGGCGGCGCGGCGCAAAGACGAAGCGCCCAGTGGTGTGTGGGGTTTTTGTGCCCGCTGGACACGAAGTGTGGAAATAGTGTATACTAGTTAAACAGAAGCTTTAAGCCTTGCCGAACTGCCAAGTGAGGCAAGGCTTGGCATAGATAGAACAGCACTAAAGGCCAAAGCCGACAAGGCTTTGGCCTTGTCGGCTTTAAACAGCCAAGCTCCAGTCTTACCCTAAAAGCCAAAGCCAGCTCTTCGAGCCTTGTTTTGGCTTTGTCTTTTAGGCTAAGACTTACGCTTGGCTTTTAGCTTGGCTTTCTTGGTCGGGGAAGACGATGCCACACCCGCAGGTGGGGCATCGTGTAAGCCCCCGTGCCAAATACTCGTTTCACTCGTATGGTCGTCCATGGCGGAACAGAGTGGAGCCATGGCTTGCTTGAAGCTAAGCGAAGAAGCGAGATGTCCCCCTACGGGGCCATCTCGCGGTATGAAAGAGCTTAGCTGGCACAGCCAGCGTCCCCCCAGAAGTGGTCACCACGTGTCGTCTTTCCGCCGCAGGCATATTAGATAAGTATCTATAACATACCTGTTGTGTGTAGCCTTTAAAGCTCAGTTTGTATGTAATATAAACATCCACTTAGTTCACATAGGTTCATTAAGCGGGATTTAAAAATCGGAGGGGGTTCAAGGCAAACCCCATGACCCCTCAGATTCAAAGTGTTAAATAGACGACGTGTTTTTACCCTTCAAGCCGGGTGGGGTAGTACTACCGTGCCTAGGCCGACCGCGACCGGCGATACCCCCACCCCCACCCCTGCCCAGCATCGCCTGCACGTCTGCGCCGTGCTCGCGGCTCGTCCTCGCTTGCTGGCATGCAAGCGCACTGCGCCGCCACGGGCGGACGACTAATCAGCACCGGCCTGACTACGTTCTCACTGAGAAGCACGGCAACGGCACGGCACGGTTCCCTATACCCCTCCGGGGTATCACATCGGCGAGGTACACCACGCCACAAACCGCCGTGCTCACGGCCCGGCAGCGTGAGACTTGCCAGCGCACGCCGAGACTGGCACGTCGAGGTTGTCACATGTAAATGTCCCAACCGCATACGCATGTGTTGTATGACACAGCACAGACTGTACCCCTGTATGTCGCATATCTGGCCCAAAATGTGCTTGACAGTCTCGCTCGGCAGGTTCAATCTGAGCACATCGAAGCCGAGACGCCCACCGCAAGGTGGTGCTCCACTTCAGACATCGCCAGAGTTCACCCGCCAGCCGGAAACGAAAGAGCCGCCTATCAAGTGACACACCACCGGCAACCCAGCCGCACCGGAGAGGCCCAGACAAGGCCCGGTGTGTAGAAGGGGAGCCGCAACGGTCAAGCCGCAACAATGCCGCCCCGATGTGCCTAGCACGCCTAACTCGACTAGATGGTATCAGTCGAGTGCTCCCCTTCTACCGGCGGTCGCGTAACCTGAGCGATTAGCAGAACAGGGAGCATGGACGCCAATCGGTACAATCCCGATGTGCGCTCCGCCGAACGTCAACGGTTAGGTTGACGTGCATCAGCGAGCGTAGTCGCTGACTAACCCGTGCCATTAACGCAGTATGGGCACATCTCTTACCCCGGAGCCTAGCAAGCCCCGGCCATCTACCGGAGCGCTCGATTCACAGTAGCGCAACCGGCAAACACATCTCTTAGGTGACTGGCGAGCATGGCAAGTAATCAAGCATGCGCCAGTCACGTTGCAGTCACGTCGCACGGGTTGGCACCCGTGACATGAATTAGGAGCTTCGAAACGTGAAGACCTTTATTGAGGATTCCATCTACGAAATCGACGCCAGCGACTACGCTTCGTGAATATCGACCGCAGCGAAGTATCGCGCCTACTGGCGAAAGCCATCGCATACAAGGAGTGCGGCAATCGCGCGAAAGCTGACGACTACGCTCGCCAGCTTGTCTACGCCTTGCAGTGCGCCAATATCCTCAACAACTCTTAGTGCATCCCGCCGCAGGCGGGTGGAGATTCTGTCATGAGTGACCCGATTCTTGGCATCACCGAACGATGGGACACAGACGCTCTTATCGAGTTGTCACACGCCATCCTCACGCTCGTCGTCGTGAGGGATGCATCGTGAAGTGTGAGCGTTGCGGCCGTCCCGTCGTCGTCCTCACGGATATTGACCTTGCATGGTGCAAGGTCTGCCAGCATGGAAGCACATCATGACATGCGAAGCGTGCGTGCAGCCGTCTAATCTTGTCGAGTTCACAGATGAGCAAACCTACGTGACCCATCTGTTCGATGGGAGCCAGACGTACAATACCAGCCCATTACGCGCCATTTGTGGCGCGTCCTTCCGTGATGCCGAGTATCTCAATCTCGGCATCGTCGATAGCGGCGGATACTGTTTCGCGTGTCTCTCCGCAGAAGAGGAAGCTATCTCATGACTCGTATTCACACGCTTTTGTTGGGAGCACTGGCGAAAGCCATCGCCAATGGCGATACCACCCGTGTGCGGTTCATCGTCGCCGAACTCTGCGAGGTTGCACGTCATGCATGACGTGCTTCTCCGCTTCGCTATCAAGAACGGCCTTAGTCCATGCAAACGGTGCAGCGTCGTTTACGGCGACGCTGACGATTGCGGCCCGTTCACTTGCGGTAACTGTCTGCGTGGCAGCAAGGCCCGCGACCGTGCCAATTTCACGGGAGGAACACTGTGAGCGACCCGATTCTAGGCATCACCGAACGATGGGACACGGACGCGTTGATTGAGATATCCCATACCATCCTCGCCCCTGCCCAGTGCCCCGCACTGCCCAGCCCGTTGCGTATCCGCACCGGTGCTGTACCCGGCACAAAGGGCACGAGCCAGAAGGTGCTGGGCTACTACGTTGCGCCTGACAAGGCAGAGGACAAGGTGCCCAGCTTCTACATCTCGCCGCTTGTCGGCGACACGGTAGGCGCGCTCACTATCATGACGTGGCTTGCTACGTTTGCCGCCTACCCCGACGACGATTGGAAGAAACGCAGCAACCGGAGTCACCTTGCCGAACGTCTCGGTTTTGCCGCTCCCTATAGCACGCCGGTGGCAGGCTCGAACTTGCGCGTGCTCCTCGATGAGGTTGCGCTCTCGCTCGTGAAAGAGCGCCCACACTCGTGCATCGACGTGTCTAAGAATCCCATTATCCGCACACAGGCCACGAGCCTGTTGACCGGCGAGTGCCAGCTTTGCCATGGCAAGCACAGGCCCACGCTCGCCACACTGGCATCGGGCTGGCCCGAGTGCAGCGGCAACGGTGGACACCGCCGCGTGCTCATTAACTGCTGGTCTGGCACACGCACGGCTGGCCTCACGCCAGTCTCGCCGCTTGGCTTGAACATTCCTTGCCGCCCGTACGCCACCGGTTCCGGTGGCGTGCCCATCTTTGAGCCCATCTAACGAGCTAGGACAGGAGAGAGACATGCACCCGACCATTAACCCCGACATCTTAGACAAGAGCGAACTTATCGAGCACCTTGTGCGCTTGACCGGCAAGTCTGGCGCATTCTTTGAAGCGGACAGCGTGCGCACACTGCGCGTGATGCTCGTCACCGCCATCGAAGCAAACCCTGACGGCGGAGTGGCGCGCAACCCTACCGCAGTAGGCGGTGGTGCGACGCTCACGCCCGAGGACATCGAGCGCCTCATCGAACAGGCTGCGACACGCGCTGAGCAGCGCGTTGTTCAGCGTATCCGGCAGGCCAGCATCAGCACCACCGAAGGTGCTGCACCAGCCAGCGATGGCGAGCCCGCCATCTCCGTCTCGTTCGGCGCTGACTCGCAGGGTATTCACGTCCCTGCCATTCTCGCGGAATATCGCAACCCGTTTAAAGCGTTCTGCTCACGCATCGAAGCCGAGTCACGCGACACTGGCGTGCCCATCCACATCGGGCTCGTCGGCCCAACCGGCTCAGGCAAGACGACGTTCGCGGTGCAGTTCGCAGCCCAGACCAACCGACCCTGCTACATCCTGAACGTAGGCGCAGTGAGTGAGGCAGAGCAGCTTCTCTACACGTGGGAAGCGAAGGACGGCACGACATACCAGACACCGAGCGAACTCTCGCGTGCCATCCAAGTGGAGAACGCCGTCATCGTCTTGGATGAACTCACACGTGGCGCCAACGCCAAGGTCACGAACGGCATCCTCGACATGCTCGACCACCGCGCGGTGCTTGGCAACGTGCCTGTCGCACCGGGCGTCGTGTTCTTCGCGACACTCAACGAGGGCGTCGGCTACACCGGCACCGACCTCATCGATGAGGCACTAGAGAACAGGCTCGCCTATTTCCTGCACATCCCGTACTCCACCGAAGAAGAAGAGATTCTCATCGAGAAGTACGGCTGTGACCCGGTGCTCGCCAAGCACCTCGTCCTCCTCGCCCGCAACCTGCGCGGCGAGTACGACCGCATCTCACTCCGCACACTGGGCGCGGCAGTGCGTCAAGTGAAGTACGGTGCGAGCATCGGCGAAGCGCTGTTCTGCACCTTCGCTCGCATCGTACCGCCTGACGTGCTGGTATCGGCGGCAGCGTCAACCATTCCCAACATCACGTTCCCGAACTACTAACCCCGGAAGGGTGGAGGTCAGTCATGACTAGCTTCACAGAAGGCACGTTCAACTACACAGTGCAGCGACCCAGTGTGCCGGGTCTGTCCCGGTTTGCTGGCCGTGCGCTTGACACGGCGGAAGCGATGAAACTTCAACGCAACTTCGGGCTTCTCGCCAAGGGTCTGAACAAAAAGACCGTCACGCTTTGGGGGGTCGGCTCGATTGGGACAGACCACTCGTATCAGGATAAGCACGGTAGGCACATCATCGTCGCTGACCCGCGCCGCCTGTCCCAGCCCGACCGTAACAGTGCGCCGCAGACCGGCCTGCCGAGACTCACTAACGCCAACGTGGCGAGTGTGACCGGCGCGGTTATCCACGAGGTAGCGCACACGCTCTACACTCCGAAGCTCGCACGCCTGTCAGGCAAAGAACTCGCAGTGTTCCGTGTCTACGAGGATGCGTACATCAACGCTCTTATCCTCAACGAGCGCCTGCCCGGTGCCACGCCACTCATCCAGTACGCGTTCAATTGGAGCAACCCGCGACCGCAACTGCTCCGTTCCATGGAGCAGGCAGTCACAGCGTGGGAAGAGCAGCCGACGTTTAAAGCTGCCATCGCAGTGCTTGGCAGCGCGGACTTCGTCGCTCGCCTGCTGAACGTCAACGCCAGCGTCAAGGTGCCGAACACCAGCCTTGTCGCGCTGCTCAACAAGGTGCAGCCCATCAGTGACACGCTCAGCGCAGGCGTTGTCATCGAGTGGGACGACCGGCTCAAGCTGTACCGCAAGATTGCCAAGGCAATCGACGCCTGCATCTCGCCGGATGCAGCGACCGAGCCGAGCCAGCCCGAGCCCAAGTCTGACAGCAACCTTCCGCAACCAGCCCAGCCTGACCCCTCAGGTGAGGACGACGGCGACGACACCGGCGACGACGACACACAGGACGAGGGCCAGCCATCACCCGAGTACGGTGACCCTGACCCCGACCAAGACGATAGCGACTGGGATGACGACGGCAACGCCGCACCCGGCGAAGAAGAAGAAGAGGACGAGGAGGGCACAGAAGAACACAGCCAGTACACAGCCAGTACGCAGCGGGGTAACCAGCCACCCCAACCAGACCAGACGCCAGAGCCTGAGGATGCTGGCGATGACCTCACTGACACCTACGGCGACGATGCCGCCGACGTGCTCCTCACGTGTGAGGACACGACGCCCGAGCGGGGGCAGACCGGCGCCGCACTGAGCGATGCACTGGCCCGCGCCAATCATGCCACTGTCGCCACCGAAGAGGACGGCGTGGTGCTTGGCGATGGCCTCTACGAGAAGGCCCAGCCGGGGCAGTACACGGTGAAGGGCATCGACCAGAAGCGCATCGACTCTCTCGCTAAGGTCTTCAAGGCGAAGAGCAACGTCCGCCGCGCGGTTGTGCATGGCTTGGACGAGGGCCGCATCAGCGGTCGCCGCCTTGGCAGGCTCGTCTCGGGTACCAGCAAGAACGTCTTCAAAGCACGGCCCAACTTCCGGCAGGAAAGCGCCGCTGTCCTCTTGCTCGTAGACGGCTCAGGCTCCATGGCCGGTGCCAACTACGACGGGGCCGCGCTCGCAGCCTATGAACTGTTTGCCAGCCTCAACGGCAACAACGATTACGCGGTCTACGCGTGGGTTTATACCGGCAGCACGACCCTCAACATCGTGGGCGCATCGCTCGATGGCAAAGTCCTGTCATGGCCCCGTGGCGGTGGCGGGTCAACGCCATCACACGAAGCCATGGTCGAAGCTGCCGCCTTTCTCAAGAAGCGGCACGGCGACGCTACGCGCCTCATCGTCCACTTCACCGACCTAGGCTACACCGACCGGCCCACGCCAGAGTTCAACGCCCTCGACCGGGAGCGCGGCCTTGCTTACATCTCCGTAAGCGTGGTCGAGAACCCGGACAACTTCGTCTATGCACTCGCTCAATCGCAGCGAGTGTCGCCACTCATGAAGGTCAGTGGCTACACCAGCACGCACCTCGTTCAGGCCGTGCAGGAACTGGTAGCCCGAACCTTCTAAGCCATCCTTCGAGTGTCAGGGGTAAACCTCAGGAGGTGTTGCCGTGACGGCGATAGCGGGCACATGCCAGCCCGTAGCGAACAGGCCGGGAGGGCGCTTAGTGCGTGCTCCCGGCTCCACTTTACAGGAGTCGTCTCTTGAACATCCAGCTCTTCCCCTGTTTCCATTGCTCGCGCGAAGCGAACCAGCACGATATCAAATGGTGCGCCGTGTGCGAGCGTGCCTACTGCTCGACTTGCTGGCCGAAGGAAAGCCACCGTGTCAGCACACACAGCCACACCGTGGCAGTCAAGTGAGCGCAACGCGTGGCCGCATCATCAACGTGTCGAACCACGGCACCATCATCACTGTCACACTCGCCACCGGGGGTGGCGAGTTGCGTGATGTCCACTTCGACCACCGCTCTTTCAGCCACATGCTCGACGCCGAGGTCGAGGATGGCGGTACAATCCTCGGGCACACCATTACCGTTCAGGAGGGATACTAGCCATGAAGCTGACATTTTCGCATCACGGTGCCACCATAGCAGTGCGACACACACCGGGCATTACCTGCACGCCTTATGGCCCACAAGGGGCAGACGTGGCCCTGCGTAACTCACGCACTCGTCGCCTCATTGCATATAGCCACAATAGTTGGTGGCTAATCACGGGCACGAACTACGCTGTCGATAACCTCACCATCGAAGAGGGGCACTGACATGCACGACTGGACGAAGCTGCCAAAGTGGGCACAGGATGAGATTTACACCTGCCAGCAACGCGTCGCGGACTTAGAGGACGCGCTCAGCTCTCGCGAGTATGCTTCGCAATACGAAGGCGATGAGCCACGCGTGTTCTTGCGTCAGCCAGTCGGCAATGAATCGCATGAGAAAGCGATTGGCGGCAGCTACACCACAGTCGTTTTCCGCACCCCAACTGACTGTGTAGAAGTCAGCATGACAAGCTCGGGCGGTTTGTTTCATATCAGGGCGAGTGGTGGTGACATTGCTATCCACCCGGTTGCGAGTAACGCAGTCTTCCTGACTGGCAAGGAGTGGTGACATGGAAGGGCCAGAAGAGGCAGCGGAGCGCAAGCTCGCTGCTAAGCTGGCGGAAGCCAAGCTCTTTAAAGTGAGCCTCGACTTCAGTCAGACCGAAGAAGAGTACCGGGCATTCGTGCCACGGGACAACACCCAAGAGGGACAAGGGGAGCCAGAACCATGAAGCTTGTATTCTCACACGATGGCGTCATTGTTGCCACGCGACACGTACCGGGCATCTTCGTTACTTATGACAAGCTCGGCGATGTCGAGCTTCGTAATCTCAAGACGAAGCGATTAATCGCGCGCAACCACAACCAGTGGTGGTTCGTCATGGGAACGCGCTATTCTGTCAGCGACCTAGTGGTTGAGACTGAGGCGGGCAAGTGACCACGGCGGCAAGTTACGCGAAGTACGTCAAGCGTCCGGTGCCCGTGACGTGCGACCTCGAAACCATCACGCTCTACTACAACGCCAACATGGGGACAGGCGTGAAGTTCACCGAGGAGGACATCAAGGCTGAGCCCATGCTCGTGCTCGACGCACTGCGCTACCTTGAGAGCTACCGGGGAAAGTTCATCTACCTCGTGAACATGCGCGACCAACTCGTCAGTCCTCACGCCTTTCATCCGACCAAGGCGCAGCTCGTCAGTATCCTCAACTGCTGGATGGCTGACCACGAAATGAAGACCGGAACACGCGGCACGTCAGGCACCGGGCCGGTCTTTAAACACATCAAGAAGCTGGGCATGGGGCCACGCAAGGGCATCGCGGCTACTATCCCCTTCCCGGTCAAGGTTCACCCGGCTGGTGCAGCCAGCACCAACCCCGGTTGCTACTACGTCACCGATGGCGGCGACTTCGGCAACAACCAGTACTACGGGCGCATCACCCCGAACGGTGAGTTCGTCACGAGTAAAGACTTCGAGCACCTACCATCTCCGCATGCCGCAGCCATCCTGAAATGGCTGGAGGAACTCAACTACGCAGGCGAGCGCATCTTCGCCACAGCCTAGCTTTGCCCACCAGTGTGCGGTACACTCTCATCCTACGCATCACACGCACACGAGTACGTGTGTGGTGTGGAGCCAGAAGCGACACGGATATCCACCCACGAAAGGAACACCAGACATGGCACTTCCACTCTTGAACCACACCCAGCTTGAGCGCATCAGCTTCCGCCTCTCCGAGAGCGCGCCGCCACCGGTGAAGCGCGAGAAGCGCATCGGTCAGCCGGGGGAGAAGTCAACCAAGGGCACATGGCTGGGCCGTGTCAACAAGACCGCCCAAGACCGCATCAAGCTGGTGAGCGACCGTCCGCGCTTTCAGGCGTGGGCCTCACGCATCGACACCGCGAAGGCCAGCCCCACCGGGGCGAGAAAGGCAGCGTAACATGAGGCAGTGCGCCCGGTGCGGGGCCAGTGCCCCGCTCCACCGCTACCCTGTCGGCGACATCGCGCAAGAAATATGCACGAACTGCTGGCAGGTCGTCACGCAACGCGGCTGGCACCACCAGCCGCCCATCAATCCAGCACAGAAGTTCATACCGGGCCTGCCCGGAGTCCAGCCGAGGTTGATTTAAAGTGACCAAACTCTCCGAAGACCTTGAGTCCAACCTCTACATCATCGCTGACCTGAAAGGGCCGGGTGTCTCAGCCGAGCGCCTCGTCCTCGAAGAAGGCGGGCGGTGTGACACGCGGCCCTTCTCTAGGCACGAGCATGAGGTCATGCTCGACCTGTTCCGCGCAGCACGCACGCGCTTCCCCATTAAGCAGTGCTACAGGAACAGTCAACTCCTCCTCATCGCGTCACAATGCGTCCCTTACAGCGAGTGCTTCTACTATGCCGAGGGCTTCGCTTCCTACCCCGGCCTTGGCCTGCCGATTGAGCACGCAATCCTCACGCTCAACGGCAAGGCCGTTGACGTGACGTGGCGTGACTCTGCCGAGCGTGATGTCTGGAAGCCCGAGAAGCTGCTCGCACGCGTCATCAAGAACCAAGCCGAGAACCAGTATTGGATGCTGGAGTGGGCACACGCGGACTTCGTCGCCGGTAAGCGGCGCAACGGCATGTCACTGCTCGACTGTCTCGTCAGGGACAGAATCATCACCGAGCGTGAGGAGAAGACTGGTGAATAAGCACCTCGCTCTCTACGAGCGCCTCAAGTTCAACCTTATCCCGCTCAAGCCCCGAGACAAGCGCCCGGCGCTTACGAGCTGGGCCGCGTACCAGCAGCGCATGAGTACCACGGAAGAGCGCTCCATGTGGTTCGAGTGGTGTGCCTGCACGCACCCGCTCGTCACTCACCCGCGCGGTATGTGTGATTATGCCGACCACGAAATGGGCCGGTGTTCATGCTCGGAGTATCGCCCACGGAACGTCGGTGTCGTCACCGGCGCGGTCTCGCACAACCTCGTTGTGCTGGACTTCGATGATGCTGTCGCCTACGACACAGCCTGCGACAAGCTCCCGTGGCTGGCCGAGACGCTCCACGTCTCAACTGGCCGAGGGCATCATGTCTACTTGAACTCCCAGCAAGACCCCGGCCCGACCTTCTCGATGAAGCTCGACGGTGCCGAGGGCGTCCACCACATCAAGGCCAACGGCGGCTACGTTGTCGCACCACCGAGCATCCACCCGAGCGGGGCGGTCTACAAGTGGGACAATCTCTACGACCCCGAGATGGACGAACTACTGACCATCGACCTCAAGGAGTTAGTTCCAGCGCTGATGGCTGCTGGCTTTAAACGCAGCCAGCCCGAGGCAAGAGAAATCCCCGAGGGTTTCTGGGACGCGTTCGTCTCAGCCACACACGGGGAGGGCGAGCGCGCCAATGCGCTCGTCAAGCTGGTTGGGATTCTCCGTGCTGCTGTTGGCTCGCAGGCCATTGCCTACGAACTGGCTCGCGGCTGGAACCAACAGCACCTCGTGCCGCCGCTCACTGACGAAGAAGTACGCGGCTCCATACGTTCGTACTGGAGCCGGTACAAGAACTAGCTGGCGACTGCCGTCGAGAACCGGAACGTGGCTTTGATAATCGCCGCCACGCCTTCCTGCTGCTCCGGCGTCAGCGCACGTATCAGCGTGATGAGGCCGTCGTTGATGTCAGCCTCGTGTGCGTCCGTGGTGTAGCCCTCAGCTTCGAGTATCTCGAAGCCGGGGAAACGGTAGGCCCGCCGCAGGGCGTTAAACACTCCCGGATAGAGAACCTGAATCCGCCCAAGCTCGATAGACGAGATGTATTCACGTTTCACACCGCTCACGCGAGCGGCGTCTGTCTGTGTGAGCCCAGCCTTGACCCGGTAGTGCCGGAGCTTGTCGGCGAGGCGCGAGTTGTCATTGGTGATGCTTGGCATAGTGGTCTTCTTTCTTCCCTCTGGCAGTGGGATGTGTGCGCTCAATCCCATAATGGCGTGTCCCACACGCGCATGTCAAGCCTTTCTACGGCATTCTCCGATATTACCCATCCAAGTGACACAGATGACTTGCGTCACGACAATTACCTGTCGTATTGTACGCCAGCGGACACAAGGGTTAACCCTTGGAACCAGCGAGATTGAGAGGCACACCTTAATGATTCAGTCCCTTGAGTCGGCAGTCCTGCGCGGTCTCGTCTTCAGCGCCACGGTCGTGGTGACCACTACCAGCAACGGCTGGCACATAGCTTCAACGTGTGGCGAGTTTCAGGCGAACATCCTGAAGCCTCACGCCAGCCGCATCGCCAACCCGGCAAAGTTTGCCGTGTGAGTGGTGGTCTTTCTAGTTAATTGACAGGGTGTCTGTTAGACGCTATATTAGTATCTCAGACAGAGGGAGTAAGCAGCATGTACGGACACGGTCTTTCACGCCAGATGGAAGAGTGGCACAAGGAGTTCAACGGCGCCGCCGGGGAACCGGCATGGGATGCCTTCCTCGATGACTTCCAGACACTCCTCGCCAGCAAGGCTCGGGAGTTGTCTGAGGAGCACGACAACGACGGCAAGTTCGGCATGAGCAAGGCTGGCGGCTGCACGCGAGCGGCTGGTTTAAAGCTTCTCGGCGCAGAAGGCTCGCCGTTCTCTGGCTCCACGCGGGTCACCTTCTTCATCGGCCACCTCGCTGAGTGCATAGGCATCGCCTCACTCAGGGCGCTGGGTTATGAGGTCGGGGGCTCGCAGCAGGCCGTCACGATTGGCGAGTTCATGCACTCGTACTCAGACGGCATCATTGCCGACTTCGACGGCGAGGAGACCATCCTCTCCGTTAAGAGCGCGGCCTACAAGAAGTCCGGGCAGGAACGGCGCGGTGCCAACCGCATCTGGGTGCGCCGTGGCTTCCCTGAGCTTCCCTTCATGGGAGTCAAGGCCAGCCAACCCGGTCACTGGGTGCAGGCACAGGCCGAGATGTTCGGAGCGAACATCAACCAAGCCCTCTACCTCGTGGTTGCGAAAGACATCATCAAGGCCATGGAGGAAGACCCCTATCTCGGGGATGGCGACGGCGAGGGTAACGGCTCGCTCACCTTCTACTCCGAACTCATCAAGTACGACGACCAGTTCTGCCAGAACACGTTGCTCCCAGTTTGGGAGCAACAGTGGGCAGACGTTCAGGCCGGACGCCCCGGCGCACCAATGTTCTACAACAAGGCAGGCGAGTTCGTTCGCCTGACCGCATCCAGCCAGTCATGGAAGCCCAACGCGGACAAGACCGGCACCTACAACCCCTGCAACTACTGCGACTTTGTCGGTGCGTGTAAGACAGACCTTGTGTCTGGATTCCGCAAGTAGTGGCAGGCCACCTCACTCAACTCATGGAGGAACTCATGACTCAGGACACCCTCGAACTCATCGGCAGTATCGGTAACTTCCCGGCGAAGCTCACGCTTCCCCTCTCACCGGAAGCCTTCAACGTCGATGGCGACTTCATCGCTGGCTTGCTCGCCAGCCTCGAAGTCCTCAACTTCCAGCCACCGCTTCCGGGGCAGGTTGCCACCAGTGCGCCGCAGGCGCAGGTTGCTGGCCCAGCACGCTACGCATCCGCACCCGGAGGCAGCACTGGCGGCGGTTGCCCGACGCACGGCACGACCAAGCAGAAGACCGGCTTCCGTGGCGCTGGCTTCGAGTGCGGCGCGTGGTCGGAGAACAAAGAGCCGTGGTCGAAGGACGGCAAGCTGATGCAGGACGGTCGCACCGTCTACTACTGCGCGAGCAAGTGGGGCTAACCCACACGCTCGCGTGACGCAATGCCGGTGTCGTACAACGGTAGTACGCCTGTTTTGTAAACAGGAAGTGTAGGTTCAACTCCTGCCACCGGCTCCACATGCCGCGCGTCGTCTAAGTAGGACACTCACCCTCGATGGTGAGAGATGAGGGTTCAATCCCCTCCGTTCGGCCCATTTAAAGCAAGACAGGAACACATCTATGGCTGGAGCCTCACAACGCTGGAAAGAAGTCGAGCGCCAGCTCGCAAAGTGGATTGGTGGCGATGCCCACCGCATCGCGTCGCGTGGTGTCGCAGAAGCTGATGTCCTCAGTGAGGACTACACCTTTGAGTCGAAGTCACGCGCAGTCGCTGGCTTCCCCAACTGGCTGCTCGGAGCGTTCGACCAGAGTGAAGTCCAGCACCGCATCTACCCGGACAAGGAGAACTTCGTCTTCCTCGCCGTCCACTATGGACGCGGGAATCCGATGCGGTTCTTCATAGCCCGTGAAGTTGATTTCAAAACCGACGAGGCCCCGAAGTTTTTGGGTTTAGTCCTAGAAGCCTCGGCCTTCGCGGCAAACGACCTCACACGTATTGCAGCACTCGCTCAAGCGAGTGAGCCTGCGGAAAGTGAAGCAGCATGACACTCACAGAAGCCGAAACAGAAGTCGGTAAGAGCATCCTTTACGGGGTGCTTATCCTACTCAGCGGCTGGGCGTGCTTCGGCACCCTGCTCGCCATCGACATCACCCGGTGGGTGGTGTCGTGAGCCTCCCCAATCGCGGAGCCTACCGTACCAATAGCCGCACAAGCTACGAGCGCGACCTCGCCGATGCCAAAGCAACACTAGCCATTGGCTGCGGCACCATTATCGCCATGATGGCCTTCTGGCTGGCACTCGCAGCCGGTATCGCCTTCATCATCAAGGCGGTGCTCCTGTGAGCTACACGCAGGAGTTCAGTGCCGTGAACCTTGACGACGACAATGGCAATCCTGCCGGTGGCGTTGTCGCCGGTACCGGCCTGAGTATCCGGTGGCAGGATGGCCCACTCGGGAAGGGCGATGACAGGCAGGAGCCGAACGGCGTGTTCGTGGAGACCGTCCTTTCCGCCGCGCTCCAGCGGCTGAACTACTACCAGTCCGGCAAGTTTCAGTGCTGGCAGAATCACGACGCCATTCTGCACATCTCCCGCGCCATCGCTTGCTTGCGTGACCGCACGCAGCGCCGTGCGGCGCGTGGTGTAGAGGGGACACACACACCGTGACCGCCACTTCTAAGTGGGTGCAGTTCATCATTGAGTACCCCGTCAATGCTGCCGATGCCGCCATCCTAGAGGTACTTGAAATTGCACGCAGCACGGGCTATGCCCGCGTTGTCAGTGTCGCTGCTCCGGTGGCATCGCCGGATGACGACAAAGAATGGACAATCGACGATGACTAGTTGGCACAGTTACCCAAGCATCTTCAACTTCGGCCACAAGGCCGTACGCGACATCTTCTCCAAGCCGGTCATCGTAGAGGAGAAGGTAGACGGCAGTCAGTTCAGCTTCGGCCTCATCAATGGCGAGCTTCGGCTCAAGTCCAAGAAGCAGGAGTTCACCGTCGATACGGCACCGACCCTGTTCAGGCTCGCTGCCCAGACCGTCAAGAAGCTCAGTGATGACCTCGTCCCCGAGTACACGTACCGTGGCGAATACCTGTCCAAGCCGCAGCACAACACGCTGGCCTACGACCGTGTGCCGGGGCAGCACATCATCATCTTCGACATCAACGATGCCGAGGAGTCCTACCTCACTGTCAACGAGAAGCGGTTCGAGGCACTCCGCCTCGGGCTTGAGTGCGTGCCGATGTTCCTCGCTGGCGACAGCGTCACCTACCAAGACATCCTTGGTTTCCTCGAAACCACGAGTGTTCTCGGTGGTCAGAAAGTAGAAGGCGTGGTCGTCAAGTCCCTCTCTCTCTATGGAGAGGACAAGAAGCTCCTTATCGCCAAGCACGTCAGTGAGGCGTTTAAAGAGATTCACGGCGGCGAGTGGCGCAAGAACAACCCTGCGAAAAGTGACATCATCGCCGGGCTTATCGCTCGCTACGGTGGCCCTGCTCGCTACGCCAAGGCAGTCCAGCACCTTCGTGACGAAGGCGTCCTCGAAGACAGCCCGCGTGACATCGGCAAGCTCATCCCAGAACTCAAGCAAGACTGGGCGAAGGAGTGCGAAGACGACGTGAAGGCCATTCTCTGGACGCACTTCCGAGACCAGATTGAACGCGGCGTTCTTGCCGGGTTCCCGACGTGGTACAAGTCCGAGCTGCTCAAGCAGCAGTTCGGTGAGCCAGAACTTGAAGAGGAGCTGATAGCAGCATGACCGCACCATACGCAGTCCGTGACCTCCCGCTCCGTAAGCAGCGGGTCAACGACAGCCCGCAGGCATACGTGGCACCGACAGGTGTCGTCCTCTGCGACCAGTCCAACAAGGTCTGCCATCTCACACAGGCCGAGGCCACTATGGTCATCACGAAGCTGGGGCGACCCAGTCTTCGCGCCTACCAACACACCGCCCCGAAGGGGTGTGGCTACTGGCATATCGGGCACGTTATCTCATGAGCACAACACTCACGAGCTTCTGTGTCGGTATGTCGCTGGGCATGTCGCTGATTGGCCTTGGTGCCATCCTCACATCGCCAATCACCGGCATCATCTGCATGCTTGGTGGCGTCTGCTGGGGCATCATCGCCGCCGACCTCGGAGGTGGAAAGTGACCGCTCTCGACATCACCTACACGCGTGGTTTGCCGGGCTCCGGCAAGACCACGTGGGCACGGGAGTTCCTCAAGAACAACCCCGGTTACAAGCGCGTCAACAATGACGAGCTGCGCCTGCTGCTCGATGGCGAACAGTTCAACCCGAAGAACGAGGGCTTTGTTCGCATTGCCCGCAAGGCACTTATCGCCGTTGCCCTCGGTGACCGCAAGAACGTCCTCGTGGACAACTGCAACCTGTCCCCGAAGGCCGTCGCTGAGCTGGAGAACATCGCCGCTGCGCACGGTGCCACCACCACCGTCAAGGACTTCACTGACGTGCCGTTCAGTGAGTGCATCAGGCGTGATGCCCTCCGGCAGTGCCCCGTTGGCCGCAAGGTCATCAAGCGCATGCGCGATGACTTCCTCCGTGACCAGAAGGTCGTGTATGAGCACGACAACAGCCTGCCCAAGTGCATCCTCGTAGATATGGATGGCACGCTCGCTATCCATGGTACGCGTGGAGTCTACGACTTCGAGCACGCTGGCGAAGACGCTTTAAACGAAGCGGTCGCTTGGCAGGTAGCACTCTGCCACGAAGCTGGCATGAGCGTCATCATCGTTACCGCTCGCGAGGCGAAGTACCGAGAAGTCACACGCGACTGGCTCAATAAGCACGAGGTGCCCTACAACGCCATCCACATGCGTGGCACCTTCGATGACCGCGAGGACAGTATTGTCAAGCGCGAGCTGTACGAGAACCACATCGATGGCAAGTACAACGTGCAGGCTGTCTTCGATGACCGCAACCGCGTCGTCAACATGTGGCGCGACCAGCTCGGCCTGACAGTCTTCCAAGTCGCTGAAGGCGACTTCTAGGGGTGACACGCAAGCCACCCGCGCAGAAGCGCGTGGTATCTCCTGCCCGTCTCGCGTACCTCAAGATGAGGCGCGAGAAGGCTCAGGCAAGGCTGGTGAACTGCGAGGTCAACGACTTCAAGCTCAGCCAGTGGGTGCCTATCCTCAAGCAGTTCGACTACACCTGTGTCTACTGCCTGAAGCGCACGGGACGCCTCACTAAAGACCACGTCGTGCCCCTCCACCGGGGCGGCAATCATACGAGTAGCAACCTTGTCCCGGCCTGCCGTTCCTGCAACAGCAGCAAGGGCAAGCTCAGTCTAGAGGAATGGTTTGGTCTTGCGGCGTGTGCTTGACACGCACGGTATACGTAAGCTAAGCTAACGGCAGTGAAAGAGAGAATGCAGTGACAGGCTTTTTTGGGAGCATCCATACGGTGTATCTGGCTGGCCCGATGACGGGCTTCCCGGATTTCAACTACCCCAAGTTCCACGAACTCGCGGACAAGATTCGCGAGCATGGCTTCATCGTCCGTAACCCGGCCGAGAGCTTCAACGGTGACCAAGCGCAGTCACGCGCCACCTATGCGGTGCATGACGCCGAACTCGTCGCGACATGCGACGCCGTTGCCGTCATGGATGGCTGGGAGAACAGTGCTGGCTCACGCTTCGAGACGCACGAAGCCGCACTCATCGGCATCCCCGTCATCGACGCGGACATCCTCGCGCTGAGCGGTGTTGTCGTCGGTATTCCCGTTGACAAGCACGGAGGCCCGCTGCCAAGCGGTGTACCTGTGACACCGCCCGGCTGGTGGGATACCAAGCGCAACAACAAGCGTGAAGAGCGCGTCAAAAACACGCCATTCTCCATGTCGCTGGTGCCGGGAACGTCGGAGATTCTGGGCATCTCCCCGCAGGTCGGCACCACGAATGCGAACGGCACCTCGTTTAAAGCCGTCAATCTGGTTGACGAAGACGGCGACATCACGCCGCTCGTCTTCCGCGAGCGCGTCAAGTCCAAGGTACACGACTACCTCGGTGAGGTAGACGGCGGCGGGTACAAGTCCAGCATGGACAACCCGGAGAAGCTGCCGCTCTGGCTCATCCCCAACGCACTCGGGCAGGCCGCAGCACGCGCGCTCCAGCACGGTGCTGCCAAGTACGCACCGAACAACTGGCGGCGCGGCATGCCGTACAGCGAGGTCTACAGCGCACTCCAGCGCCACCTCACGGCGTGGCTCGAAGGCGAGAACTACGACGGCGAGTCCAGCCTCAACCATCTCGACCATGCGGCGGCATGCCTGTCGTTCCTCTGCGAGTACACGGCACAGCCGCACTACGCCAAGTTCGATGACCGCTTCAAGCGGAACACACCGCGCGTGCCAACCCCGCCGTCGCTGCCATTTTCCAGCATCGGCACAGTTGAGTGTGCATCTTGAGCCTCCAAGCCAAGGGCAACCTCATCGCCCTCGCTGTGTGGATAGCAGCCCTCCTCATACTCTGCGAAGTCCTGATGGGGCAGTGCGTCACACCGGCAAGGGCCGACGTGTCATCGCAGGATGACCCGGCCAACGTCATCGCCTTGACACCGCCGTCCGGCGCGTGTCCACTCAGCCCCGGCTGGAACCTCGTCACCCTTGAAGGCAACGCCACACTCACTGGCTGTGGCGTGGTTTGGATACTCAAGTGAGAGCCAAAGACGAATACGTGCTCACCAAGGCCGACCTCAACACGCCAGTCGAGCACTGGTGTGGGCAGGGGCTACTCGTTGGCAAGCTCCACCGCCTGTTCATCATGTGCCCGTCCTACCCGCTATGCCAGCATATCGGTGGCGCGCTGTGACGCAAGGAACGGCAGACCAAGTGCCCGGTACGTGCTTCTTCTGCGATGCCGTAGCAACCGTCAACGTCTACTACGTGCAGCGCTCGCACGTAGGCGTGCGCACCTGTGCACCCTGCATCGGCAAAATCAACATTCTGGCCCACCACTTCGGCAACGAGCTGCGCTTCTGGGTAGCCATGGAAGACGAAGGCGTACCAGAGGCATTAGAGCCATCCACCATCACTGACAGCGATGTTGGTGATGCAGTCCTCGCCGCCATGGAGCTGCTCAAGCAGCGCTACGAAAACAAGGGAGCAGACAATGACATCACCGCTACCGCAGAACCCACCCCGGACACGCAAGCCAAGGACGCCCCGGACATCGGCGGTGGCCCCGTCATCTTCTGATGCCCTACCAGAGGTAGAGACGCGCACGCCATGCCGGGACTGCAACGCAACCGGCATCTACTGGGCGGACTTTAAATACTACAAGACGTGCAAGACCTGCCACGGGAACCGCTGGGAGCCAGCCGCATGAAGTGGTGGAGCTTACTTAAGCTCCAGACCAAGTGGTTGGCTTGCCCCAACTGTAACAAGAGGATGCTCACCATCAGTGGTGGGCGTACCGCCAACTGTGGAGGATGCGGTCATAGCCACTCAAGCACGCAGCATTTTCAGGATAGTCGAAACAATCTACCCACGCCGGTACCGTTCGGCAACGGACGGTAACGGCCAAGGCGGCAGCAGGGCACTTGGGCCTGACGGCTTCTTTGATGACAACTTCATACCCATGTACGCAGACGCAGGCTGCGTCCTGCACGATGCGTGCCTGACGTGCCCGCTCACGTCCTGCCTGCAAGACGTGAAATCAGAGCCATCCGGCATGAACCACCGGTGGTCAGTGAACACGGCGCTGGAGCGCCACGTTGAGGCTGGCGGCATCGTCACCGCCTGCATGGCGTCCCACTACACCGGCAAGCAGGACATCGTGACGACATACGAGGAGGAACTCGAATGTGCAGCAGCGTAACTGACATCCCAGAGGCCCACGAGCATAGGTGGATGTGTACGTGCTAGGAGAGCAACCATGACCGTTGACTACACCGAGCTAGAGGCGCTGGCACAGGCGGCAGTGAAGGCAACACACGCACTCTTTTTGTGGGAGTGCTGCGACGTGTACCAAACCGATGAGGCACGAGACCTACAGCAGACAGTCATCAATGCGCGGCTTGCGTTGGGGACTCAGGCCGCTGCTATCCTCGCCCTGCTCGCCGAGCTGGAAGCGGCAGAAGCCAAACTAGCACGCGTGGGTAAGCACCTCTGTACAGGCGAGTGCTTCGACAAGCAGGGCATTGCCCTGCACTCAGCCTTTAAAGAGGCATGA